GGTTACAGGTGGCCACAGGTGGCCACGGGGTGGCCACGGGTGGCCACAGGGTGGCCACAGGTGGTTACAGGTGGTTACAGGTGGTTACAGGTGGTTACAGGGTGGCCGTATAACGTACCATGAATACCGGGAGGGGTTATTTGTACGTTTGTATCAGAGAAAATTCAGAGACCCCGGCCCGGCCAGGTCTCTACGACAGATTCGCGAATCATGTTCAACGGCCTGATTTCGAGGCCTTCTTGCATCAGGGATCTCGGACCAAGGGCCTGATTTCGAGGCCTTCTTGCATCAGGGATCTCGGACCAAGGGCCGGGGAGGTTATTTCCGACCAGCAAGGATCAGGTCTCCAAGAATCAAGAAGGCTTTGCAGAAAAATTTTGGAATGATTCCACTTTAATGAAGTGTGTGGAATCATAAAACCAGAAAAGAAAAAATCTTTTTATTTTTCTTGGAATTTTTTCGCGTGAAATGGGTTAGTCGTACGAAGAGAAGTAGGTGATTCCAGAATCGTTACAAATGCGGAATCATTGCCAAAAGAAGGATGTCTCCCATGGATGCAAACGACCCCGCCAAACTAGTTCGAGCTGAGGGACAGTTCGACCCGGACAGGTGTCCGAGCATCGCTGGCAACGGGGATCAGTGTATCATGAAGAAGGCACCGGGCTGTGACCACTGTGCGATTCACGGTGCCAAGCAGCAGATGGCAAAGCAGGGGCAGAAGGCTCTTCAGAACTTCCGAATCACCATGTGGAAGGCGGACGCAGTCGAGGGCTTGAACAGCCCTGACCTGAAGTCTCTCCGCGAAGAGATCGTGCTCGTCCGGATCATGGTCACTCAGAAGTGGGAAGCCTGTAAGGATGACCAAGGGAATCCTTCTGCGGCCAAGTTGATGTTAGCTTCCGGGGCGATCACCGGGATGTTGGTTCAATTGGGAAAACTCGTTGAATCATGTCACAAGATCGAAGCGGCTACTGGTTTTTTGGTAGACAAGACCGACCTCATGCGTGTTATGGGGACAATTTTGCAGATTCTGGGAGAGGAGGTAAAAGATCCGGAAGTGTTCGGTCAGATAAGCAAGCGGCTGATGGATACCATCAGCAAGGAAAATGGAGGAACTGATTATGTCGTTAGCTGAACTCAAAATCGTTGCGTCGTTAGGTGTGAACTGTGATGTGGCCAAGGTGGAAGGGGACAATAGTCCGAATCACCGCGACTACTCATCTTCGTCCATGTCCAAGCAGCGCAACTTCGGCACCACTGGTGCCTTGTCAAACAAGCTCTGGAGCGCGAAGTTTTCCCCGGCCGCGACGGTTGCTGTGCAGCACAGTCTCGGTGGGACGAACGGTGTGGCCTTGTTGGACGTGTTCGGTGATGCCGTCATCTTTACCCTGATTCACGGCTTCTTCCTGAAGAACACCGGCGCTACTATCCTGTCATTGGATGGCGGTGACGTGACGAACGGCTGGACGGCCTTGTTCCCGAACAACACCGACACGATCACGATCCCGGTCGGTGCGATGGTCGGCTTCTTGGCCAGCGCCGATGCCGGTTTCGCAGTCGTGAGTACTGAACTGGTGCGCGTGACCAATACGGACGGCGTTGTCGCTGGCGAGTATCAGGTGACGGCGTTCGGTCGGTAAAGCGGACTGATTCGAGAATCTTGGAGGGCCGAAAATGGCCCTCCAGATTCGAGAATCTAAAGAGGGCTGAATATGTCGCTAGAAAGTCTACTCGTTGTGGTAGAAGCACTGGTGAAGATCGACGCGACGAAGATTCCGCTCACGTCGCTTGATCCTCTTCACCATGACTTCTCGCTTGTTCAAGCCAAGAGCAACTATCCCGATGCAATTAAAGTGCATTGCACTCGACGGAGCTTGGCTCCTCTGGCTGTTGAGATTCTCGACGTGACCGGCGCAGCACCGGCTGGCTACAAGGCAATCGTGGATGTCTTCGGTGATGCAGTTGCCTTCACCACGATCTACGGTCTGATGGTCCGGAATCGCGGTACTGCTCCAATTGGAATCCGGAATCGGTCAATCATGGGTCTGACGGACGTTGCCAGCATCTATGTCAATGGTGGCGGTTTTTACTGCAACAGTTTCGGCACAGATGGAATGCCACTGGTAGTCAATGACGGTCTGAATCTGGAGAATCTGGATGCCGTCCTGACCGCAGATTTCGATGTCTTCATGTGGGGGAAATAAGTCATGGAACTCGCGAAACAATATGCCGCTCCGACCACTGCAACAAGCCTTGCCACTCTTTGCGGCGGAGATCTCAAATACTCGAAGGGCATTGCATTGCAGGCGCCGCAGGCCAATGCGGCGAATCTGTATTTCGGGACTCAGTTCAAACAGCCGATCTTCGTGAATCCGGGTGGAAGCACCGCGGTGATGCCAATCAGCTCACTGAGCGATATCTATGTCCTCGGTACCAGTGGCGACTTCATCAACGTCATCATTTTTTAATTGGGTCACATCCGTTCGCTTGAGGGCTAGGATATGCCATTCATAGATCAGGGGAATAACATGGGCTACCTCTTCAAATTTCCGCTTATCTTCAATCTGTCCACATTACTGGGACAGACTTTCAAATGGCTCCCTGCCTACGGGGTGAACGGAATCGGGGCGAATGGTGCTGCGCTCACTGGGTCCACCTTAGATCAGAACGTGCGTGGATTCATCAATAAGCACACAGGCCTCTTCGCGTGGAACACGCTTGATACGCCGACTGCTGAAGGCCACTATGAGACCGATGTCACGCAGATGCTGACTATTAGCAGCGATTTCAACAACGCGTACTGGACCAAGATACGCTGCGCAACCCCAGCCGTGGATGCCATTGGACCAGATGGCGTGACAGTTGACGCCAATACATTGACTGAAGATGGTTCGGCCTCGACGACACATTTGATGTCACGGGCAGTTGCCCTCGTCAGCGGCCAATATTATACATTCTCAATCTTCGTGAAAGCTGGAACCCGTCAAGGAATCTCGATGGGCGTCTCCGGAAACTTGTCAGCATTCACGATCATCTTCAATGCCTCAACCGGCAAGGTGGCGCCATCCGGAACTGCCGAAAAAATGTGGGTCCGTAAAGTCGGAACATCGGGATGGTACAAGATCGGCTTCCGCTGTCTCGCGACTGGGACAGGCAACACTACACTGTCAATCGACATGTATAATGGAACGACGGCAACTTACTCGGGCGACGGCGTCTCGACAGTCTTTGTCGCCAAGCCGCAGGTCACGAATACGAAGAGCTTCCAGACCTATATTGCGGATGCCGGAACCTTGGCCTTCACAGATCATCGGTTGGCAAATGCAGCAAACGCCTATATGGGCGCAACTGGTTCTCTGGTCCTTACATACCGGCCGAATCGAACCGCGGCTGCGATGGCTGCTTCCAAATACCTGTTCGACGCCAGTGTGGATGCAAACAACCTCTTCTGCCTGACTTACGACGCAACGAGCAAAAGTTATAGGCTTCAGATCAGTGATTCGGGAGTCAGTCAGGTTAACCTGTCCGGGACGTACAACTATCCGAACGCGCAGAGCCTCGACATCATTGTGATCACGTGGAAGACCAATGAAGTCACCATGTATATCAACGGTATCCAAGTCGATCAAGCTACTGTCTGCACGATTCCTGTGCCGAACACGACGATCTACCTCGGGAACAGTTTGATTCCGGTATCCGCGAACTCCGCCGATGGCCAGATTCAGTATCTCGCGTTGTCGAGTGTCTGCTGGTCTTCTGTGGATGCGTTGGTCGGAGACCAGTTGGCCCGTATCGAACTCGGCGCCGAATCACCAGACCTCCTGTTCTATGCTCCGCTTGAAACATCCATGGCCCCGCAATACTGCTCAATTGAAGTGCTTCGCCCGGCAACCGAAACTGTCGATGCTCTTGGAACATACCTTGATCCCACACTTCAGAAAATTGTGCAGGCCACAGCAAATGCAGGCAGACTCCAGTCGAAAGGTCTTTTAATCGAGCTAACCGGGGCCAACATCTGCTGGCAGTCTGGTGACTTGAGCGTCTCCCCGTGGGTGGCGGATGCGAACGTCGTCGTAACAGACCACACCGCGACAGTGCCTCCTCCGATGACAGTTGCGGGGGCGAAGACATGGAAGCTGACCAATGACGGCCTCGCGGCTGGAAAGGCTGTCAAGCAGGACTTAGTTCTCCGGCTCACGGCTGCGGCCGGGAGTGCAGCGGTCCTGGTTGCATCAGATGCCAGTGCATCGCCAACCTTCACGCTAGGAATCTATGATGACACTGCCACGGCCTATCGCGCGAAATGCGATTTTACTTGGACGGCAGGTGTCTTGGCAGCCGGAACACCGACGAACGGGACCGCGGACGCAGAGTTTCTCTGCACAATTGCAGGGGTCAACTACTACTGGGCGACGATCAAGGCAGTTTCTGGAATCACGGCGGCAAACAATCACGGATTCCATTTCCTCCCAACTGGAACTGGCTCGACGGCAGGATACCAGCTTGCCTGTGCTGTTGACATCACAGTCACGCCTTTCCGGACGAGCTATGTTCCGACGGCGGGGGCAAGTGTTTCGGACGCATTTGACGCCATCTCATTCTCGAATCTGAATAATGAACTTGGTTATGGTGTCGAAGGAACAATGATCCTTGCATACACGCCACTCTTTGGCGCCTCAGAGGCAGTTGGAAACAATATCATTGCGACATTGGGAAACTCACTTGCTGCGGGCGTGGTCTATCTTTCTGTGACTGCCGGCCTCTACCGAGCAACAATTTCGTTGACCGGAAATGCGGGCGCAGCAGCAAGTGCCGTTGTCCCAGTGAAAGGAACGACCGTCATTCTTGCCTGCACTTGGAAGCTGAACGACCTCAGGATGTTCACCGATGGTGTGCAGCGTGCACAGGATACACTTGTCGATATTCCGGTACTTAGCGGGAATCTGGTACTTGGAAATAGTGGCTGGTCTGTTGCGACAGTGAATGCTGCAAATGGCAGAGTCAAACACGCCAAGGTCTTCAAACGGGCCTTGACACCGACTCAAATTGCGGCTGAGACAAGGCTGATTAAGACGGCAATGGGCTTGATCTAAGGAGCGGAAGATGATTGAAGTAGATCCCAAACTCTTCGGCGAAGATGCGTGGCTCGTTCAGATTGAAACGGATTCGCGAATCTTCTCCGGTGAACGGTGGAACATTCTGATGAACACAATGGAGGTCTTACATTCCGAGGAAACGAAAAGTGTTGTCGAGGGTTCGCTGACACATTTCAATCCGCAGACCGGAGAGGTGTATTGGGGTCCGTGCCCATTGACACCGCTCCAGTGTGAGAAGTTGGTGCTCCTTCAAGAAGATCAAGCGATCAACAAGGGAAGTGCGAATCTGAAAGGTATCTCGGTGATTGCCGTCTCTGAGGCTCAGGCAATTGAGGATACAGCCCTCGTGGCCAAGATGGATGAAGCCGCGATTCTGGACTCCAAAATCGTCTTGGAAGTGGGAGAGATTCAGAAAGACTTGGTTGTCTAGAAAGATCCAATTGTCCTTGAGAAAGGAGCACTTGAACTCTCATGCACCCGATGTTGGCTGAAGCTCTACAGACTCTTTGCAACGGTCTCGACCGCAAGGCGCTCGTGAAAGCGAGTGACTGGGCGGTCAAGTACCGTGTGATGGGCGGGGAACGACCCGGCCCTTGGAACTTTCGTCACTTCCCTTGGGCCAAGCAGATTCACGACACGCCAGCAGAGCGTGTCTGTGTTATGAAGGGCGCACAGTTGGGAATCACGGAAGTCGCAATTAACCTCGCCCTCAAGTGGATTGACATTGACTGTGCAAACGTGCTTTACTTGCTTCCGACCGAAGGGGGTGCAAACAAGTTCTCGGCAGCGCGTATTGAACCGGCACTGGAATCATCCGAGCATCTGAAAAAGATCTTCGCCAACACCAAGAATATTGGACACAAACGAGCCGGAATGGCGAACCTCTTCATTCGTGGAACTCGGAGCAAGGAAGGTCTTAAATCTGATCCTATCAGTCTTTTAGTAGAGGATGAACTGGATGAAATGGAACAAGACAATCTGCCTCTTGCAGAAGAGCGCATGTCAGGCCATTCACATCGCAAGTTGTTCCAGATTTCAACACCAACAGTTGCAGATTACGGAATCGCAGCAGCTTACAAGAATTCCACGCAGAACCAGTACATTTTCAAATGCCCGTTCTGTAGCCGACAGACATTGCTGACCTATCCAGAATGTCTGTGCATCACTGCCGAGGATACGGAAGATCCAAAGATTCTCGAATCATTCATCATGTGCCGGGAGTGCAAGCACAAGCTCGACCACCAGACGAAACACGAGTGGCTGGGTCTTGAAAACGCAGGTTGGGTACCTACATTCAAGGATCGTCTCACAGACGGCTACGGTCTGAATCAACTCTACTCGACCAAGGAACCACCATACAGCATTGCGAAGTCGGCTCTCAAGGCCCGGCTGGACCCGATAAGTGAACAGGAGTTCTACAACTCGAAACTGGGTCTTACCCACAAGATCTCCGGTGCGCAGGTTGATGACGAAGCCATTGCGAAATGTGTGAAGCAGTACCGGCAGACACGCCCGAACGAAGTAAAGGCAGCAGACCCTAACTACTTCTGCACGATGGGAATTGACATCGGGATTCAAAAGCATTTCGAGATTGACCAGTGGTTCATTGACCGGAACGCACCTGAAGCTGACTTGAATCTGAAGGCGACCTGCAGGATGATTCGCTGCGGGACAGTTCGCTCCTTCGATGAACTGCACTATTTGATTGTGCAGTATTTCCCCAAGTTCGTTGTTGTAGACGCGCAGCCAGAGCGTACCATGTCTGCCGAGCTGGTCAAGAAGTTCTATGGTATCGCGCGTTGCTGCTTCTATGCAGGTGGCTGTACCGGTCGCCAGATTGTTGTTCGCCCGGCAGAGGATGGCTCGATCTCAGTAGATCGCACGTCTTGGATGGATCTGGCCATTATGCGATTCATGAATGGCAAGATGCAAATTCCGTTTGACACGCCGCTGGACTACAAGGCGCATATCAAAGCACCTATCAAACACTACGGCCGTGACCGGGATGGGAATCCTGTTGCGCGGTATATTACTGGTGAGAGTACACCCGATCACTATGCACATGCCCGTACCTATTCTGAGATTGCTTTCCGAATGGCTACTTCTCGCGGGCATAGTCAAAATTTGGCAGGAGTAATCTAATGGCGAGCATCTCCAGCTTACTACACCCCGAGTACGTTGCAAACGTATCGGACTGGAAACGATTCCACGACGTGCTGGAGTCCGGGCGTCGCTATGTCGAAACGTACCTGACAAAGTATAGTGAGCGGGAGAATAACGACCAATTTCTAGAGCGGGTGGCCTCGGCATACGTTCCGGCACATGCCAAAGCAGCCGTTCTGGACGTGACGAACTCGATTGCCCAGCGCATGTGCGACGTGAAACGCACGATCCCTGATGATGACTACAAACTGGCGATTCAGGGCTTGAACGGCGGGATTGATCGTGAAGGTTCGACCATCGAAGCCTTTTTGCGGACCAAAGTGCTGCCAGATCTTGCAGGTGTCGGCAAGATCGCAGTCTATGTGGATAAGGCGAAGATTCCCGAATCTGCCGATGCTCTTGAAGTTGCAGCGATTCGACCCTATTGCTACGTCTATCAGGCAGAAGATATCCATACTTGGCGGCATGTGAACGGCGAGCTAATGGTCGTCGTTCTCCGAGACTGTATCGAGACAATGGACGCCGCGACCGGGGCCGTCATCGGGAACAAGGACCAGTATCGTGTCCTGAAACTCGTGACCGGCCTCGACGGTGAGAAATCCGTCAGTGTTCAGATTCTCGAAAAGGGTGCCGAAATGGACACCTCAGGTGGAACTCCTGATGTCGTGATCTCTTCTGAGAGTCTCAAACTCTCACGAATCCCGCTCGTGATTGGTGAACTCCCCGAAGCATTGCTCGAAGACGTGGAAGCGGCGCAGGCAGCTCTGTTGAATCTGGCGTCGTCGGACTATACTTACGCCCTCAAAAGCAACTTCCCACTCTATACCGAGCAGATTGATCGTCTCGGTCAAGATGTTCCCGGTTTGGAATCTCTTGGTCCGAACGGTGAACAGCCAGATGAGACCGGCGGGATTCTGACCACAAATGTGGCGAATGCCAGGACTGCCACTGTCAAGCCGAAAGTTATTCCAATTGGGGCAACGAACGGACGTGGCTACGCGAGTGGACTCGACCGCCCCGGCTTCATTAATCCGTCGTCAGAGCCGCTCCGGGCCAGTATCGAACTGCGGCAGACCATTAAGGAAGAGATTCGACAGATTATGAATCTGTCTTTGAAGAGTCTGTATGCACAGAGAGCGTCAGCAGACAGCAAGAAATTCGATGAATCCGGAATGGAAGCCGGCCTCGGTGTCATCGGCTACGAACTGCAACGCATGGAAATCGCGATTGCTGAAATCTGGATGATGTACCAAGAGGTCGAAGGCCAAGTTATCATAAAATATCCGGAGGACTACTCCCTCAAGACGGATGATAGCCGCCGTTTGGAGGCAAAAGAGCTTGCAGAATTGACCATGACCGTGCCGTCTGTTTCGTTCCAGAAAGAACTCGTAAAAGAGGTCGTCTCGGTTCTCCGGAGGGGCAAATCGACACCAGACCAACTGAAGAAGATGTTTGATGAAATCGACGCACAGCCAGTGATTGTCACTGATCCAAAAGTCCTCATTGCCGATATGGAGGCTGGACTTGTTGGACCTGAACTGGCATCCAAAGTGCGCCTATACCCTGAAGGGGAGGCGAAACGTGGACAAGATGCAGTTGTCGAACGACTTGCCCGAATCATGGCGGCCCAGGGTGGCGCAAACGGTACAAGAGGCGTCTCTTCGCCGGGTGACACCACCGCGGCAGATGAAAAGACGCTGTCTCAAACCCCAGCAGCCACTGGGGCAACGTCGGCTAAAACTCGCGGGGAGGCCAAGTAATGACCTACACGATCACTATTGGAGCAACCAATTATACGTCTTATTTAAGCGTAGCGGCGGCAGCTACGATTCTGGAATCGGAACTGAACACGTCACCATGGGATTCGAGTGACGTTCCGCTTCGGGAGAAGGCACTCTTGATGGCGACACGTGTCGTGGAGTCACTGGCCTTTGCCGGATCGAAAGTGGACTCCACGCAGGTGCTCCAGTTTCCACGTCAGTTGAAGCTGCCGGTGAACTCTTGGCAGGGGGTGACTGGCTCTGTTCCCGGCCCAACGACGATTCCTTCTCAGATTGAGAGGGCAGTTGCCTTGATGGCCGTTGCTTTCTTGGATGGCATCGACCCTGATATCGAATTCGATAATTTGCAGATGATTCACTCGAAGTACAATGGTATCGAGATGAATTTCGGGCGGGCCGAATATACCCAGTACAAAGTTCTGGGAATTCCATGCTACAGTGCATGGAAACTATTGAAACCCTTTCTCCGAGACGGCCGCGGGTTGTCTCTATCTCGGGTATCGTAGCTCACAGCCTTAGGAGTTCTCAATGTCGAATCTCGAAAAAGAAACAGACGCGACTGCGAAAGCAGCCGCTTATGAAGCAGCAAAAGCTGCCATGGTTGCTGCGCCCGCTCCGCAGAATCCGCTACCGTCAGACCAGCCGCAGTCGGCGCAACAGGCGTATGTTCTGAAAACAGAGCAACAGGAACAGATCAAACTCGCGATGGCGAACGAAATCGCCACGTGGAAGAAGGTCATGGACGTTCTGAAAGCAGAACTGAAAGTGGCCCGGAATCAGATGACGCTGCCGGTTAATCGCGAACAGCGAATTCTGGACCTCGAAGCTGCTCTTGCAACTGTGCAGGCAGTGGATGGCGAAAAACGTGTTCTGTTTCAGGACAAGTTGGATTTGCTCATCGCGTCGATGAAGTAGTCAAATTAGACGGGTATCCCATGCGGGATACCCAGTCTTTCCTATGAACCATCTTTTGAGATTGCTGTGCTTTCTCTATTTAAGGTATCTTAACTCATAATGAGGGTCTTACAATGTTGAAGCATCATTTCTTTGTCAAAGCATTTAAAGTTGCGCACGAAGGTGAAGGCACCGGGGCGGCAACTGGCGGGGCAACTGGCGGGGCAACTGGCGGAGAGGGCGCAAAACCGGCCGGCGGTTTCACTCCCGAACAGCAGGCGCATATCAATTCCTTGTTGAACGAGGAAAAGACCAAAGCCAAGAAAGTCGCCGCCGCATTGCAGGTCGAACTGGAAAACATTCGGAAGCGGTCGAATCTGACGGCAGAGGAACGTGACCAGAATCAGGCGCGTGTCGAAGCACTGGCCGCAGAACTAAAGACTGTTCAGGAAGTGGAACGGGACAAGCTCGTCCGCCTTCAGAAGGACTCAGAAGTGGCCACCAAGGCAGCGACTGAAAAAGCCAAAGTAATGGAACAACGGTTCCAAAATCTTCTTATTTCAAACGCAATCATGTCCGGCAGTACCGGAAAAGGATATGCAGCCCGGAATCCCCAGCAGCTTGCACGGATTCTGGCAGGTGACACCCATGTGGTGGAAGTTCTGCAAGATGGAAAACCGACGGGCGAGTACGCGGTGAAAGCCACGTACAACGGCGTCAATGAAAAAGGTGAAGCGGTGACACTGGAGCTTCCTGTGAGCGAGGTCATTCAAAAGATGGCTTTGTCTAAGGAACATTCCAATTTATTCACCGGTGAAGGCATTGGCGGACTGGATCGAAGCACCACGAGGGACGCTTCGGCGCAGCTAGACGCGGCCGAGTTGGCGGAAAAGAATCCGGAGGAATATCAGCGCCGCCGGAAAGATGGTTCGCTCACTCTCACGAACATGAAATAACCAGAATCGGATGTTCCGATTCTAGAATCAAGGAGTTTGACATGAAGTTGTTTTTGAAACCGTTCAAAGTCGCACACGCGAACAGTCTGACCGCGTTCAATCCCGCGATCTGGGCCCAAGAATCCCTGATCGTGCTTGAACAAAAACAAGTTGCGGCGAATTTCGTTCACCGTGACTTCAGCAATCAGATTCAAGCGTTCGGCGATACGGTGCACACGCGCCGGCCCGGCAAGTTCTACGCCAAGCGTAAAACGACTGCCGATCAGGTCTCGATTCAAGACGCATCTTCGACTGACGTGCAGATTGTTCTGAATCAGCACCTGCACACTTCGTTCACCATCAAGGACGGCGAAGAGTCGTTGGCAATGCAGTCGTTGGTTGCCACCTACTTGGAACCGGCCATGACGGCCATTACCCGCGCTCTGGACGAAATCGTTCTGTCCGCGGCCTACGCAGGTCTGGAAAATCACGTCGGTCGCCTCGGCACCGCCGCGAGCAAAGCAAGCTGCATTGCACTTGATACCAAGTTCAACCAGCTCAACGTTCCCGCAGATGATCCGCGTTACTGCTTCTTGACCCCGACCTCCAAGGGTGACTTGCTGGCAGAAACGTCGTTCACCAAAGCGAACGAAATCGGCACGACCGACGCAGTGCGCAAGGCTTACCTTGGTGAACTGTTCGGCGTCAACTATATGATGACGCAGTTGGCTCCGACCATCGACGCCGGTGCTCTGACCTTGATCACTGCGACGAACACCAACGCCTTGGCGAAGGGCGCAACTGGCTCCTTCACCGTCGGCGCAGCCTCCGGCACTCTGGCGGCTGGCATGTGGGTGACTGCGGCAGGGATTCCGTACTTCGTGACGGCCTGCACTCCTTCGACGGCGATCACTCTGGATCGTCCGCTGGATGAAGCCATCGGCGCAACGGACGTGTTCACGTTCGTGACGCAGGCGCAGATCGACACCAATACCTATGCGGCTGGGTACGCAAAGGAATTGCTGTACAAAACCGAACTGGCTCAACGCGGTCAGTTGTTCAACCTGAAACTGGACCTTCAGCGCTACGGTGCGTTGTCGGAAGCCAGCTTCGCCACGTTGCTGCTGCCCCACATCCCCACCGCAACGACCGTCACCGCGAACGATGTGATCGGCCTCGGCCCCGCAGGCAACTGGAACATGGCATGGCATCCGAATGCCATCGCTCTGGTGACTCGTCCTCTGTCGGCGATTCCTGCCGGCATGGGTGCACGTTCGTCTGTGGCTTCGAGCCGCGGCTTCGGTCTTCGCGTGACGACCGGCTACAGCATCTTGGATCAGGGCATCGTCGTGACCATCGACGTGCTGGCTGGTGTCAAAGTGCTGGACGCGAACCTGATGGCGATCATGTTCGGTTAATCGGTTTGGTCAGACGTGATGCTCGTCTGACCGCCCGCCGGGAGGGGCGATACCGCCCCTCCCATTTAAATTTACGGAGGGTCGAAAATGACAGAAACAGTAATCGAGATTCTGAAACAGTTCGGTCTTCCGGTGCTACTGGTACTGTATTTCTTATGGAAAGATGACCTGCAACAGAGGACTGACCGAAAGGCGCTGAAAGAGCAGCAGGTTCGTGATAAGGAAGAGAGGGACTCGCTTGCTCTGCGTGTCGCCGAGGTCGAGGCCCATAGCCGGACTAAGTTAGAGGTCATTGCCGAGAACTCAGCCGTCGCCCTGAATCACTGCGCGCAGGCACTGGAGATGAGTTCAAGGATTATCCAAGACAATGCCGGTCAGCGTGACAGACTGATTCAGGCACTTGCTGAAAACACGGCAGTTCTTCAGGGAATGAAAAAATGAGTATGCTTCGGCAGATCGACAACTTAATCTACGCCCTCGAACGGTCTGCCCCGACCGTCGGGGTCGTTTTGATTTCGGTTGAATCTGCCGACTATGATATCACAAAAGGCAGTGTCACGAAAGAGACTCGACGGCTCAAACTTCCGCGCGCGGTCCAGCTCTCACAGGAGACAGTGCAGAAGAAGCTTCTCAACATGATGAAACTTGGCTCTCTTAGTGCGGCGACACAGATGGACACCATGCTTATTGTGAGGGCCAAGTACATCAAGGACGGATTCGTTTTTGATAAGGACTGCAAAGTTCAAATCGGAACTACATTGTACGAGATCGTCTATTTCGAGACACCGTCCGAGATTCGTGGCTATTTGGTCGGTCTTCGTGGGACGGGTGCAGCGAATCCAGTGGGAGAACAGGAATGAGTCAAGACCCACTGGAACGCGATCTATGGCCTCGCTGGATCTTTGCATCCTGTGCACAGTTCTTCAAAGAGCAACTGCCAACGGCAGATTTCTTTGTTGAGGGGCAGGAGTTCAAGGAGGACAATATCAAGGATTCTGTCCAGTTCAGGATGGACGGTCCTCAGATTTCACAGATCAGTAGCACTATCTGGCGAGTGCGTCTGGAAGTCAATATCTATGCTCAATCAGTGATTCGGGAATCTTCTTGGCAGGATATTCACAAATTGGTTGGACTCGTTTCAGCGGCGTTCAAAGACATCCCCGTCTATCGATTCGGAAAGGTGGAAGAGGATGCCCGCAATAATGATACCCTTTGGGACTGTCTCCGACTTGTTCAGGAGCTGACCGGACAGGACGGTGCTATAAATGTTACACACTTTGGGCAGGTCGTCCAAAATACCAAAGTAATGGCGGCAACTATCGCCGGCCACTACATCGTAGATCATGATACTGACATAGGAGGAATAGCATGAAATTTTCGTGCTTGCGTCCCTTCAAAGTCGCGCACCGGCAGATCGCTTTCCGGGATTGCACTCTGAAGATCAAGGACGGAACCACTCCGACCCCCAAGAGTTTGACCGTCAAACTCGGCAATGGGAGTCTGACGTGGGATGAGAAGCGAAATATCGAGTATATTCTCGACCGCGGGAATCTGGACGACGTTCGCGAAGGCGATCAAGTTCCGGTTCAGTTCGATCTCGAAGGCAGCTTCGAGAAATATACTGGTTCGGTCGGGTCGAGCACTCCGACGCCAGACGATGCGCTCAAGAATTTGGGCGAGGCAAGTGACTGGGTGTCCTCGGATGCCGATGCTTGCAAACCGTATGCGGTGGACTTGGAACTGTCAATCGTCCCGTCGGGATGCACTTCCGATGACAAAGAAGTCTTCACTTTCAGCGACTTCCGCTGGGAAGACGTGAAGCACAACACGAAAACGGGCATGTTGTCCGTCTCCGGGAAGTGCAACATCATCCGGCCCTCTGTGGTCCGGCAGGCTCAGTAAATAGCATCGGGTGTGCCCAGTAATGGGCACACCCATTTTAGGAGATTCAAGATGAAAATCGGCGGGAAAAAATTAGAAGGGATCAATGTGGAACCCTTCGTACTCCCTCGGGCGACCGGGGATATTGTGTTTCAATTGCAGGCCGTTCCGGATATGTCCGGATTCCTTGCGATCTGCCCGGAACCGGAAGTTCCGATCTCGGTAAATGCTAAGACGGGGAAGAAAGCACCCGACCCGGACAGTGAAGACTACCTCAAGGCACTGGGTGAATGGGCGGGACGGAAGTACCGCTACATTCAGATTCAGTCCCTTGCAGCGACGAAAGAACTGGAATGGGAACTCGTGGATGTCAAGAATCCCGAGACTTGGGATCTGGTTCCGAAGGAACTGAAAGCTGCGGGTTTGACTGATATCGAGATCGCACGTCTGCTCGGTGCAATCAACGCAGTGCAGGGTCTGAATGACACCAAATTCCAAGAAGCCCTTGACCGTTTTGTCTTGCGCCAGAAGGAGGCACTGGCAGAGGACGAAGCGAAGACCTCCCGGAAACTCGCTCAGTCGAGTATGTAATCTGGCGGGCTTGCGAACGGTTAGGGATTCGGCCACCGGGGATATTGGGAGACTGGGATGAGAACAACGATTGGACTCAAGCCCAGTTACTCGCCTATAACACCCTCCGGGGCTATGAAGAGTATCAGGTACAGGCGGCTCTCGCAGGGGCCAAGATCAAGTAAAAAGGATTCGCGAATCATGCCAGTAGACTTCTCCCGGTTCTTCCTCGATGCAGTGACGAGTGGTGGCACACGAAGTGTCACCACTCGCCTCTTCATTGATATGAAGAAGCTGTGGAAAGCCTGCACCTTCTCATTTCTTGAAGCAGCACTGGATAAGATTCATGTTGACACCGGCATGTCGGCAGCTTCGCTCATGCCGCTCGCAGCAAAGGTTCAAGTTCGCAGTCAGATTGAGGCACAGTTAGCTGGGATGGGAACGCCGACCAAGCCCGGCCATAAGACACTCTATGGACGGTGGGCGTCCAATAATGCTGAGTTCAAAAGTCGCACACTGGGTGAGCAGTTAGGAAAGAAATCCTTTGCTCTGACCTATGGCGATGCAAACAATCCGATCTTCTCCTTCGACTTCGAGATCGCAGTTTTCCAATTGTATTTGCATGAGACCTCCGAGAACTGGATGAATGAGCGCGGCGGGCGCAAGAGCCAGAACTGGCACGCAATCGAGGCAGGTTATTTTGCTTTCTTGAAGCATTTCGATGATAATGTTGATTCGTATATCAATGTGGACAGATTTGCACAAATAATGCTCGAAGGTGAACGCGGCGGTGCCGACCTCGTTGAGGAGGGCGATTTCGATGGCTAAGCAATACAAAGTACAAGCAAACTTCGACGAGATCATCAAGGGTCTCGATGCAACGACTATTGCCATTATGAAGACGGCAATGGCCGAGAAGCAGCTTATTAGCTATACGAAGACGATGAACTCCGAGGGCGACCTTCAGAGCCTCAAGTTAAAACTGCTTGCGAAAGATGGCGATATTCTTGCAGCAAGTATCGCGAAAGTTCTGACTGAGACTGAGGCCGGTGTCGAGATTCAGACGGCCTACACACAGTCAGTGATCGGCTCGACGGTCGCGGTTAAGAACCAGATCACAACTGCCGAGAAACTGATTCAGACTCAGAAAGAAATCAACCGGATCAAGAGTGACTATCGGCCTTCAAGGGCGCGAGTTGGAGCAACTGGTTCTGACTTGGAAGGGGCTCAAATCTCTTATGCGCAGCAGGCGGGGAAGCTGGCAGAAATGGGCGGGAGCAACGGCATTTCCCTTGAACAAATCCGTAAAATGCGTGGCGAGATCTCGTCCGGTCAGACACAGGTCTATACTGGTGAACTCCGCGAAGTGCAGGCCCAATTATACCGTGTTATGCAGGCAGAACGTGAATTAGGAATCGCGACCCGCGATGCTGGTCAAGCCAGCCAGAAGGCTGGTGCGCTGGCGGTGGAAGCACTCCGCAAAGAAGAGGTAGAACTCGCTAAGGTGCAACAGGCGAGATTCAAGATGCAGCAACAGATTGAGGGGCAGTTGCAGGCAATTCGCAAGCAGGTCTATGCCGATCAAGCGGCGGAAGCTCTCCGGCAGGGAAGACCCCTCACGCTGAATACACCCAAGGGTCCGATGCTACTGAATACAGACGCAGCGAAACGTGCAACGGCAGAAGAGACGGCGAGTCTAAAACAACTGGATGTGCAGACAAAAGAGACCGAGAAATCAGGGAAGATGCTAGGTCTGACATGGGGGACTGTGTTCAAGATCGGGATGATTCAAGTCTTTCACGCTGGGATGACTGCGCTCCTCCAGTCCGTGCGTGATGGCGTTCAGACGACGGTTCAATTGGAGAAAAGTCTCTCCGAGATCATGACCATTGATGACTCCCGCATGCCGTTTGGAACGTGGGCACACGGTCTTCGTCAGTTGTCGGACTCCTTTGGCCTCGACATCCTCGACCAAGCAGAAGCTGCGTATCAAGCCCTGTCGAATCAGGTTGTCCGTGGTGCAGAAGTCTTCGAGTTCATGCAGCAAGCCAACACATTGGCGGTTACGACTGTTTCCAAGACATCTGAAGCCGTTGACGTTCTCTCGACGGTTATCAACGCCTTCGGTCTTCACGCCTCGCAGGCGGACGAGATCAGTGCCTCGCTCTTCAAAACAGTAGAATTAGGCCGTGTCCGTTTGAAAGAAATGGGCAATGCGATGGGCGCGCTGGCCGTCACTGCGGATCAGTTGGGCCTAAGCTACGATGAATTGAACGCGTCGATTGCAACTGTTACGATTCAGGGTATTAAATTTGATCGCGCTCAGACACTAATCCAGAATATCATGTTGAAGTTGATTCGCCCTACTGAAGAGATGACTAAGCTCTTCCGCACTTGGGGGGTAGCATCCGGGGAAGCCGCAATCAAGGCTTTCGGTTGGGAAGGTGTCTTAGAGCGGATTCGCATCGCTTCTCAGGGGAGTTCAAAAGAACTAGGTGAACTGTTTGGACGTATCCGGGCGATTCAAGGCGCCATGACATTCTCGCATCAGCACCTCGAAACCTATAACAAGGACTTGCTTGCGATTCGCGAATCAGAAGCATCGTACAGTGCGGCGACCGGCATTGTTATGGAAAACGTGGGTAAGAAGTTCGAGATCGCTGAAACCAAAATCAAGAATTTCTTCACCGTCGATGTCGGAACACGGCTCCTGAGTCAGATTGGGGCACTCACTGGAGATTTCGATGACCTTGTAATTGCAGCAAAGAGTTTCTTTGAACTCATCAAAGTCGGCGCGGCTGTTGCAGTTGGCATGCTTACAATCAAACTGTCACAACTTGCCCTAGCTTCCACCCTGGCAACAAAGGGTTTTCAAGCAGCATCAATTGCCTTTACTGCGAGTCCATATGGTCTTGCACTTGTGGTCATCACAGCCGTGATCTATGCAACTGAACGGATCATCACCCTTGAAGGTGAGATGCAGGAGAAACGGCAAGCGGCGGCACAGGAAGAACTTGAAAACTTCCAGAAGATTGAATCGGCTCAACAGAAACTTGCTGACCAACGTATTGAATCCGTGACGAAAATGAACACGGCGATCTTGAATTCATCTGGAGTTGCATCTGTAAAGATCACTGCGCGGTTAAATGCAGAGATGGATGCCTTCATCAAGGGGAATAAAGACGCCTCTGAAACCTTCAAGGAAACGATTCACTCCCTTGACACCGCCATCAACGCGCAACTCTCTCTCACGAAAGATGCGATTAATCGGTACACGCGTGAGGCTGAATCTGCCAGTGGTGACATTGGCAAGATGTTTGACGATGTCGGAAAGGGGATATTTTCAACCAGTCTGAAAGGGATGATGCCAGCAGGCCAATTGGCTGCCCTTGAGAATAAGATAAAGAGTGTTCAGGCACTTACACGGCAGGCTGCGGGCGGTGACGATCTAAAATCAGCAGAAGCCTTCATGGCTGAGGCTCGGAGTTTGAGGCACGAGGCAACCGAGATTGCTGCGGCACAGAAGTCGAAGGGGGCCAATTACGATCTATCGATTTATGCCCAGAAAGAACTCGATCTCGTGGTTGCACAGGCCCAGATTCGACGGGATATGCAGGACAGGGCGATGGCTGCACTGAACGAACTCCATAAGAAGGAGATGGAGCAGCAGGCAGAGTTGCGACAGGCTTCAAGACTTGGAGGCCGTCTAGAGAAGTTCAATATCTCCGACCTCTTGGACAAGGGGACGACTGCTTCGATCACCGAAGCAATGTCCTCGCATGAAACCGACTTGGGACAGTTCACTGGTCTCCAACACAAACTCGGTCTTGATCTTGGGGCATCTGAAGAGCAGATTCGGTGGGAGAAAGAAAAAGCAATTCTCCAAAAGAAACTGAACTCCCTTGAACTCGCGAATCTGGATATGGCCCAGACGCAAGCGACAGAGATTCTGAACGCGCGCATTGAAGCCTACAATACCTCGATGACGAGTGTTCAGGCCCATTTTGCGGGTGTCACGGCGACATTCGAGAAGCTGAAGGGTGGCCCCGGTGGTGAGACGCTCGACCTTTCAGAATTGGCCACGCTCAATGACCTAATTAGTAAGCATCGGTATGCTGACGCGATAAAACAGGAAGATGTTGCGAGTGCTGCTTTGACCCAAAGGCAAGGACAGGTTCTAGACGATATGGACCTAATGAAGGGTAGACGCCACACGGCGTGGAACGCGGATTTGAAAGAGGAGGCAGAGGCAATCACTTCGATGCTGGGTATTCTTTTGGACAAAAATGGACCTAGCCTTCGGGATGCCACTCAGATCGAAAAGGATCAGGAAGCGATTAAAAAGATCCAAGAAGATTCAAAACGGTATCTTCCGCTCATTGCTAAGTTCAAAGAGGAGCAACTCATTGGTGAAAAGTCTGATCTGCAAATTCTACAGGAACGGTGGGATATCCTCAAGAAGACCCAAGAACTGCAACAGAAACTAGGATCGGGTCTCTCAGACGTTCCAGTTATCCTGCCGCCGACAGTCCCGACACCAGTAGGAAGCCCAGAGGGTGATTCTGGAATCGGTAATAGTACGATTAACTTGAATATTGGAGGGGAGAAGGTGGCCGTTCTTAATATTAAGGGAATTGTTGCTGGGATTAAGAAGTATGAGCGTGTTACGAGTTTCGGAAGTCAGGTTGATGTAGCATAGGAGATCAAGAATGTTAAAACAGTTCCAAACACTCGGGAGCCTTGTTCGGGCCGCTGTCTGCGACCCCAAGGAACTTGAGATCATCGCAGGGGCATTGAAGCGGGACCGCGGGCAACCCAGTCCCTGTGTTCTGCGCGGTGTCTTCACATGGAGTCAAGAACGAGGCCGGATTGTTGCGCCGAATGGCAAACTGATTCGGGTTGGCAAGATCATCAACAGCGGTAAAAGCCAGAACGGCAACGCCAACGTCGGAATCAACTCATTCCTCGGCGTGAACTATCATGCTGACACTCAGATCACCGATTGGTACTTGGGGATGATCAACAACGCAGGCTACTCAGCACTGGCAGCGGGCGACACGATGGGGTCACACGCCGGCTGGGCTGAGTTCACGGCCTACTCAGAAGCAGCACGTCCGACATGGTCTCCCGGCGCAGCGGCTGGCCAAGCGATCAGTAACTCCGCGGTTCGGGACTTCACGATTACCGGCGCCGCCGCGACCCTGCAGGGCGTGTTCCTCACCTCAGTCGCGACCAAGGGCGGGACGACGGGTGTTTTGAACTCGACGACACTGTTTGCGACACCGATTCCAGTTGTTGCCGCTGACGTGATCCATGTGACCTACTCCATTACGGGAAGCTAACAATGGCTGACGTATACCCTGTCCTGAATCAACCACTCTCCGCAGTGGCAGTCGTACTGCGGAGTGTGGAATTCTATGCCTCGCTTGTGCAGCCGATGGCTATTGGCGATATGGGCGACAAGGGCGCTGCCCCGATTCTGACTCAGGCCATTGTCTTGACGACGATCTTGGCCCGAAGCGCGAATCTGGAACCAGTCATAATCGCTTTAGCAACGGCAGCAGTTGCCACTTCGTCCAAGGTGCTGGCGCAGGCAACAGTGCTTCTCGCGGCAGTGGCCGTGACTCGAAGTGCTAACCTGTCCGTCTCCCAGCCCCTAGTGTCAAAGCCGATGCCGCTGGCATACAACGACAACGCAAGCGACTGTGCGTATGCGCCATGGATCAGTGCCGGGGCGCTGACGCCACCGCCGGCGACACTGACTCTTGGAACAAGGACATCTGTTCTCTTCGACGATGGATTGGGGAACACTCTCCAGATCAAGAATCCGTCATTTGGGAACGTGGACACAATGGATCTGCACCGGCTCGTCTTGGAGACTCGCGGTGGCGAGACACGTGTCTTCCGTGATAGTAATTGGCCAACCGACTATATCTTCAAGATCAAGTTCCGTGCCCTCTGCGATGCCGATGCCCTCGCATTGCAGAACTTCCTCCTTGCCACGCCGGGCCGTCTGATGACCTATACAGACCACGAGAATCGCGAGTGGGAAGGTCTTCTCACGACGCCTGATTCCGGAATCCCACAAGTGGGTAAGAAGAATTTCGAGTGCGAGTTGATCTTCATTGGGAGGCCAGCATGATAACACTTTCGGCACCCTCTGAGGCACCGGAGACGGCGAGCCTGCTCAAGAATCCCGAGTTCGCAGATGAGCAGGCACTCAGTATCAAGATGACACATTCGATGGCGATGGACGGAACATTCTATAGCTATATCTCGACGAAAGGTGTCGATGAGCGAAAACTCACATTCAGCTTTACGAAGGTACACAGAGCAAAGTGCCTCGAAATCCTTGCCTTTTTGGATAAGTATGCCGGTGGACGAATCCGATTGAAAGACCATAATGGCGTCCTCTGGACAGTGCGGCTTCTGACAGAGCCTCAGGAATTACGTGTCCTCTACAAAATGAACCATGACGATCTCGTCCAGCGTCGGGAGGGTTGTGATTTCAGCCTAACCTTCAAGGGGGTGAAAATTGTCTAGGGTACTAACGGGCACAGCCCAAACACAGATTGCGAAGAAGACCGGCACCGAGCCGGTTTTTGCCGTTGGTATCTTCTGGAGCTGCGTTCGCAATGCAGCCGGGCAAATTGTGTCTCTCGGAGCAGAGTCACTCCACTGCGATACCGACATGCCGAATCTGACGGGTGGTGGCATCCCGATTCCGCACGGTGAGCCTTGTGCGCTGATGAGTGTCTCCGGCTTCGAATCTGTGCAGGAAGTCTCAACCGGCAAGTCGTCAAACAATGTCTCTGTCACGCTTGAAGACTCTGGTGGCTTGTTGCACGACTTCATATCCACGATAAATGTCCTCAAGATTCCAGTTCAAATCTACCAGCTCTATGAAGGGCTTGACTTCGACCATCGAATCCTTCTCTTCACCGGCGAGGTGTCCTCACCGATCAAGTGGACTGAAGGTGGGCGGCTCCTCAGTTTCGACGTGACTGACCCTCTGGAGGGGAAGGACGTCGGCTTCTCGATTGAAAGCGCGGAGCAGACATTCTTCGCCCGTGAATCAGTGGGCAAGGCATGGCCCATCTGTTTCGGAAGCCCGATCAGAGTCCCAGCGGTCAAGATCTTCGAGCAGGTGAAGGGAGCCAGTCTGACTAAGTACGGGCTTATCACTCACGATGAATTGAAGAAGTTGGAGAAAGCAGCAGAAAGCTATGCTGCGCAGATTCAGCCCGCTGCACTGGCTCAGGTTTTTGCGGGCAGTGGTTCGTTCTTAATCGCTCCGCAACATGCGGCTCGCGATGCTGACCTCACAACACTTGGACTTGATAAGTTCGCAAACGGTGTGTTACTTGCAGCGGAAGTAACGGGCGATGGATACTTTGCTCCGGCAGCGACCCCGATTGCCGAGGTCTCAACCGATGACGCTGTGATGCTTGATGGAATCTCAGACGCTGCCGCCGATCTCCAAGCCGAATTGGATGCCCTTCTGGAGTGGAGTCCTACTCTTGAGGCCGACCTCCGACAGTACGCCGAAGTCTGCACTGCACTCCGCTTGCGTCAGGACGAGTCGGCCCTGATTCAGCAACAGTTGAATGAGGACGCAAAGGAGATCGGCCTTCTGCAACTTGGTCCAAGTAGTCTTGCGGATATCGTCATCTGGCGGGCAGCAGAAGTGTCCGGTCTGAATCGATCTGCGGTCAAGACCAAGATGGACGACCAGACAACAAAGATTGGAACTGTGATAACTGCTATTCAGACCCATGATGGTCTTTTAGTTGCTGCAGATATTAACCTGACGGCAAATATTGCTGCACTGGAAGCAACGAAGACGGCTCTCGAAACCGTTCTCTTGGCTCTGAGTCTCACGGCGATTCAGGTTGAAGGCGGAAACGACTTTCCGCAGGCGACAGAGATTCAAGTGCTCGTGAACAATCTTCGGCTGAAGGGTATCTTCACCGGGGAACTCTTCACAGTGACAGACAACCAGATGGCGACAGACACGGCAATGAATCTGGCCTCGCGAGACGGGGATGAGACAAGGACCAAACTCTGGCTCGCAGATTCAGACCATGACCTCAAGAACAAGTATTGTCTTGTCTACACGCCAGCCATTGATGACTTCAACCCCATGGTACGGGTGATCTATATCGTGGACCAGAACGGATCTGAGTGTACGATTGAGCCAATCATCTGGGACCGTGTCGATGGAGAATTCCCATATGCCTACCACCTCTTCAACGAGAACGACATCATTATCGAGACCTCACCTATCGTCTTCAAAAGCTGGCGAGATGCAATTGGAGATGACTACGACGGCCACTACACTGGCCTTGCGCAACTGCCAATCAAGGACTGGAAACTGAACATCGGGGACACCGTCTACCTCGACGGCAGTTTTCAGGATACCTATGTCTTCAATCTCGTGCCGACGACATCTGTTCTGGAGGTAATCGGTGAGCGGTCAATCAAGGGTGTCACAACCAAGGTGCCGATTCCATCCCGCTACTACACAGTCGGAAGTCTTGATTCTAGAATCAGTGGCTTCGCGTCCTCGATTGTCACCTTCAAACGTCCACTGCGCGCTTATCAGGGCGAGGGTTGGAGCGACAAGGTTTGGGTCACATGCCAGTCCAGCCTCGGCTCCAACACAGCGGATATCCTGCAGTGGATTATTACGAATTGGACGACACTTGGCTATGATGGGACAAGCTTCACATATGTGAACGGCAAACTGACAAACTACCCATCGAACTTCGCTCTTACAAGCACTCAGAGCGCGCTAAAGCTATTGCACGAGATCGCATGGCAAGCACGGTGCCGAATCTCGATGAATGCCTTGCAAACTATCAAGATTACCTATCTTGCGGAAGAACCGGCCAGTGTCAAGACACTGACAGATGCTGATATTGAACTCAAGAGTCTCGAAGTGTCGTTCACACCAATCGAAGACATGGTCACGGTCTTCAAAGCGAACTGGCGGGATGACCTGTCCGCCGAAGAGAAGAAGGTCATACTGCTCACTAACGTTCCGACATTCGGGCGGCGGGAAGGTGTGTACGACTTCTATATCTACAATATTCGGGAACTGGTTGTCAAATCAGCAACCTTCTGGGCGATTCGGTATGGCAACTCATGGAAGCGGGCGTCTTTCGTCGGATTCCTGAATCAGCTCGACCTCGAAACGCTTGACTGCGTGACACTCAACCTGTCAAAGCAGTTCCTTGCTTTAGGAGCCATTAAGGGGATTATTGAACATTCGGTCTACGACTCGGGAAGCTTGAGATTCAAGTTTGATATCTGGCTTCCAATCATCGCAGGACAGATGACGCAGGATCAATTCGCATGGCCCGCGAGTCTCGGAAGCGGGGTTCGCTACCCCGCTGATTCGACAACGACACGGTTCGACACCGGCGAGCAGTACCCCTCTGACAGCGGGGACACACTGCCAGCCGATCCGACAACCGGACGCCAGCAGTATGACTACTCCGTGATTCCGAGGGTTCACCGCCATACGACACGTCAGGACTACCTTCGCGAGATCGACATCCACAAGACGCAGTTAATTGATTCAGCCCTCGGCGTAAAGGTGCTGCTGAACACACTTCTCGCTACCGCCAAGACGGGGCGTGTGGATGCCATAGGCAACCCGGAGCATGTCCTAGCACTGAAAGCAACCGCCAATATCAAGGCCGGAAATGGAGATGTCGGGCCGATTGCACTCGACGACAGGTCGGCGGGTTCACTCATCTTCGACACTGTAATGAAGATCTTCCGCCCGTCTGGTACTGCTGTGATGGCAATGGTCAAGATCACTGCAAATGAAAGCCAGTATGTCTACACTGCCGACGTGTACGAGAACGGTAAGGATGGCGGTGTCACACGGCCCGCGCAAACTATCCATGTCCAGCAGGCCCACATCTCAGCGGTGCTCCCAAACGATAGTTGGTTCGGACCAGTCTACCTCGCGGCAAATGGGACATGGCAAGGACAGCATGGAATCTGGTATAAGGAAACGTAATGGCAAGTAAAGAGATCACAGAGTTCGAGCCAGTGAAGGAGAATGCCTTCGGTGGAATCTCGCACGACCGAGAAGGCAACTCGCTGATTATCCAATCAGCGGGCGCAGGCTATTTTGGCAATGTGGGTGCGCCATTGCTGCTTCCCAAACTCCGGAAGTACATCTATTTCACGCCCGCGATGAAATGTTCTGACCTTCAGGACGGCCCGTGGCGAGTTCTTAACGCCGATTTCTCCACAATCTTATTGGCACCCAAGAGCAAATGTGTTTGGGAGGAATCAACCTATTTGCTTGCCTCTTACCACGTGATAACCGGAATTGAGTACGGAATGTGGTCGGACATGAATGGATTCGTCTGGCAGGATGAACGGCTGTATTCCCCGCCAGGAACGAACCAAAGATCAGGAATCTTCAAACTTGATGGAAGCAACACTGGATATCTTGGTGTCATTCTGACACTGGCGGGCGGATTCCCTCCGATTGCACTTAGATTCGCGAAGTCAACGAATCTTCATCTAGGCGCGTCTGCCACATGGGCATCGACCCACAGTGGAGAGATCACAACAATCGACAGTTTTGTCTACACCTATGTGTCAGTCCACGCCTTCGAGAATAATGGGAGTTGCTTCGCCTGCTGGGTCTACAAGTCTGGTTCCCATTACTATCTGGAGATGTGGGTCTCAGCGGATGCCGGTGTCACATGGGCGAAGAAGTATTCAGAAGATTCCTCAAGCAGCTTTGTCCCGGTTCTGAAGTGGACCTTCATTCAAGATTCAAGCAATATACAACTCTTCTATGACCGGAGTGACTCCAACACTCCAGAATATATCTATACAACAGATAACGGCGCCACATGGACGAAGGCGACGCCTTCAACGCTTTCATATACAAGTACGACAACGGCTTGTCCAGGCGTCATTGCTGCGAACGGTGATTACGTAATCTGTAACGGTACGGATGTTTGGGTTTCGAGTGACAATGGTGCGTCGTGGTCGAGCGTGAAATCTGTAAGCCCTGGACCTTGGGGCACGATCCTGATTCGGGCGACAAACGACCATCTCTTCAATTGCTATCTTGGCGGTTCTTCAAAGCTCTACATCTCTGAATCATCAGACGATGGAGCTACATGGACGGATACCGATACTGGACTCACTGGTATCGCAGATGTTTGGACAATGAAAGGATAGACTATGCAAAAGATCGACCGTATTCCAGCAAAGGGGCAAAAAATGCCGGAATCAAAAATGCCGAAGATGCCAATGATGCCTATGATGACACCGGCAGGCATGAAGAAGATGGCAAATAAAGCAGTCACCATCATGCGAATAATTACGGGCTGCTTGATTCTTGGCTTCTTCCTCTCAATGGTTGTGAGTTGCGATAGTCCACTCGGTGTGACACCAACTGAAGCAACACAGAGCCACGACTACGTTATCCAAGCAACGAAAGAACTACAGGCTGCACTTGCAATGGCCGACGGTCCAGATAAGATCATGGCAGTCGAGAAAGCGCAGGCGCGTTTCGAGGACGCGTTGAATAAGTCTGTCATTCTTGAGAAGCGGGTAGAAACAGCAGAGGCCAATGCGGAGAAACTGTCAGCAGGAAATACTTTCATTGGCGGGCTGACCAGTCCGTCTGGTATCGGTCTTATCGTTACGACACTCACCGGCATTTTGATCGAGTACAAACGACGCCAGCAGAAGTCCATCTCGGCCGGTCTGACCGAGGACGTGGAATACGCGAAGGCCCATATCCCTCCAGTGATTGTCTCCACCGTGATGGACAATATCCGTGCGAAGCAGGAAGCCCGGAATCAGACGGATGCAATCGGGAGTCTCGTCGAAATGATTCCTGACTCTGTGACTGAAGCAGCGGTGAAGTCGGCAGGCGTGTTGCTCACCGGCGCCATGGAGGGTAAGAATCTTCAACAGATCACCGCCGATGCCAAGACCGAAGGACTAAATCTGGTGAAGGGAATCACCGAATCGAATCTCCAGACGCCTTAAATCTTTCTGAAAATTCCCGGAATTTTATTGCCCAAATCCTGTTAATCAAATGTGGAGATTATCCAATGGCTGGAATCAAATCCACCCGAGGGATCGAAATGAAAGATTCTGGAATCAAACGGGACATAGAACTACTGAAGGCAACCGGAAAGATTCGGGAGCTTGGGTCCAAATACAAGGCAGCTCTGCGGCATATCGAGGAACAGGACAAGTTCCTTGAGAAGGTCGTGAGCTTCAAGGATGCTATTCGGGGAGCACAGATTCCTGTGCTCCCCGTTGTGCAGTCCAAGGAATCTGAAGCGACAGCAGTTGTTCTGGCCTCAGATTGGCACGCAGGCGAGAAGTACAAACGGTCAAAGGTGAACGGCCTGAACGAGTTCAACCTCGAAACATTTCACATCCGGCAGGGATTGTTCTTCCAGCGGACGCACAACGCTCTTGAGATGCTCCGAAGCAAGTCGCGAATCGACACAGTCGTCTTGGGGCTGTTGGGCGACTTCATCACTGGCTATATCCATGATGATCTGAAGGAAAGCAATTCGATTGCTCCCTGCGAAGAGATCACGGTCGTCTACGAAGCCCTTGTAAGCGGGATCAACTTCCTGTTGAATGAGTGCCACATCAAACGACTGATCCTGCCATGTTGCGTCGGGAATCACGGAAGGACAACGATCAAGCCGCGCTCGACGACCAAGATCGAAAACAACTACGAATGGTTGCTCTACTACTTCATCAAGAATCACTTCCGCAAAGATCCGCGTGTCGAACTGATGCTCCCGGAAGGCACCCATCAGTATCTGGATGTGTACGGATTCAAACTGCGCTTCCATCATGGTGACAATATCAAGTATCAGGGCGGAATCGGCGGGATTCACATCCCGCTCAAGAAGGCGATTGACAAGTGGAACCAAGCGATTCGTGCCTACATGGACTTCTACGGTCACTGGCACTCATTGGAGTTCTCGGAGTTCTACACCGGTAATGGCTCTCTGATCGGCTATGGCCCGTACTCGCTCGACAGCAAGTGTGAGTTCCAACAGCCGAAGCAGGCACTCGTTCTTATTCACCCACAACATGGTGCAGTGACACGTATGCCGATTCTTTTAACGTAGGAGCGGGGAATGTGGATCAAGGAGCATAGCATCATGCCAGTACCAAAAAGTGATTTTCGTACTTGCGCAGACGGATCAATATCCGTCCCAGCAAGAGGGATTCCGCCGGAGTGTCCAGAAGGGTACGAGAAGAATCCCGGCGACCCATATTCATTTCTACCGATTCTGCTACCATGTCAGTATCGGGAATATAAGAAACGAGGGACTCGGACCTGTTGTCCGGGAACAACATATACAGAGTGTTCATACAATAAAAAGGTCATACACCGTGGAATCTGTAAGGCATGTGCCTCTCAGCCCACAGTCTATTTCAAGGTGTAACTAGGAGATTCAGATGACGAAGAAATTGGTTTTTCCCATGATGATGGACGGCCAGGAAATCATCCGGCAGGGTGACGTGATCCTGATCCATCGGAGCAATACGAAAGTAGAAGCCTTCCTCGATAGTCAGTTCCCGCGCCGGCGCCCTTTGATTCTGATGTGGGATCTGACGCCTGAGTACACGACGCTTGCGACGATTCCGGAATCGGAATCGGACACCAATGAAAAGACCCCGGAAGCAGAAGCTCCCGAGGCCGGTATTGATCTTGACAAATGACTCGCTTGGCAAACAGCATGATTCAAGAAGTGGCCGAATGGCCACTTTTCTTTTACCCTAACAATCCTTCAAGTGTCATTTTTTTGTAGATTTGTGCAGTGATGATTGAATCTGCGAGGGCATCGTGTGCATGGCCATGCTCGATCTTGAGGATTTGCGCAACCCATGAGAGACTCTGCTTGGCAAATGGGACCGTCTCACCGTGCATTGCGGCCCGGTCGTTGAGATAGTTTGCGACTGCCATCGTGTCCCTGTAGAGGCCCGAGAAATATTCCTCGTAGAGTAACTGCCCGAAGAAGGCATGAAGGAACGCCCGGTCAAAGGGATAGTTGTGTCCGAGCGGCAGAATCTTCTTTCGGAACCCACCGCGTGTCAGCGGCAGTTTGAGCATGTCAAACCACTGATAGAAGAGTTCGATTGCAGCTTCTCGGCGGACGCCTGTGAGTTCCAGCATGGTAAGTGAGAGGCCGGTTGTCCCTGCCGCCTGCTTATTCCAGCGGGAGGGCATCTCTGGAATGATATTCAGATAGAAGGGCTGGACATCTTCACGAGGTTCCAGATTCGCATCCAGCGGAAGAATGCAAAGCTGAATCACTTCGTTGAAGCCCGGAATCAGGCCGGTAGTCTCAACGTCCACAACGCAAAGCTGATCTTCATTCCAGTGTTGGAGCGTGATCTTCTTAGGTGTCGTCGATATCTCTGGCGGCGTCGAGTCTGCTGTCGGGTCTTCCATGGCTATTTCCTTATGAAGATTCGGGAACCGAAGAGGTATACATACGAGATATACCGTTTGAAATACTCTTCATTCCCAGTAGGGTCAAAGAACAGTTCAGGAAGTCCTTTCTGGTTGATTCGGCCAACTGCCCATTGTTCCATATCCGGCTCGTGTTCGATAACTGGCTTTCGTAACAGGCAGAGTGTATCTGCCGGGATGTCGAGGCACGTGGGGTACTTTACTTCGCCAACATGAATCAGGTAGAGCTTGAAACCACTAAGCCACGCCTGTAGGGTTGGCCACCACGATTTTTCATTGGTGGGAAGTGTGGGCACGAGACCGATGTCTATTTCCAAGACACTCGCAAGAGAAGCCTCTAGGCTTCCTTTCTTGCTTCCTGTCCATGCTTCCGGAGATTCTACTTCGATCATCCTCGTGCCTCCTTGATCCAAAGCCTCTCGGTTGCCTGAATCCTTGATGTACCAATAGACTCGTCTGCTCGTGTGCGCATGGACCCTGTCACATCCCAACTGTGAACCGCATCCCATTCCTGATCGTCGTAAAGTGGGTGCGGATAACCCGAGAGCGCGACGAATCCTTTCAGGGATTGGATTGTCTTGAGCAGCGCCTCGTGGTCGATCTGGTGTTTGTAGATTCCATTAGAGCTTCCGTAGTATGGTGGATCAACGTAGAAGACCATATCGAGACTGTCGAAGTCAAGTAAGCACTGGATCGCGTCGAGATTCTCGATCTGGACATTACGAAGCCGCTCATGAATCGGGAAGAATTGTGGGAGTCGATCCCTGATTCTTCCAGCTAGGGAGAGCGTTCCAGAGGTTCCCCGTCCGAAGGCTTGTCCCTTGCCTCCAAAGGAATAAATGACACTGTAGAGCCAAAGGGCCGCTCGCTCAACATCCGTCCGAGCTTGCGCCCACGAGTCACGACTATAGTAATACTCTTCCCGCCCATGAATTGTAAGATCGAGGCGATCCATTAGGGCTTGAAAGGATTCGGGGTCACGAATGACCCGGTAGGTATTGGTGATGCCGTCGAATCTGTCATTGAGAATCTCCAGTGGGGACGGCCGTCGGTTCAACAACACTACTGCGCTGCCCGCACATGGCTCACAGAAGCCGTTGCGATATGGGAGAAGGGGCAATAGTTGATCTAGGGAGCCTAGTTTGCTTCCCGGATAGTTCATTGGCCCCTGAATGATCTTGGTGCGATCAAACTGGTGCTCGGTTGCATCCAAGTCTGCAAAGAGGTCTTCATCATTTGATTCTGTCATCTTCACCGCTCCCTTTCTCTTGGAATTCAATAAGAAAAGCGATATTGCACATTGCGTGGGCCAAGTGAGAAAGACCAGATTCATCATCCTTATCTTGGCCAGCAACCCAGAGAAAGAGATGCCGAAGTGCTGCCCCAAAGACTCGCGTCCACTTGAAGCCCTTTCGCCAGTTGTTGTCGTCATATTTCTTTGCGCCGTAGGTGAGTACACTTCCAAGTGCCCTGATCGCAGATTCGGGAATCAGTTCGAGGCGCTGTTTCTCACCATCGTACTTGACCGCAACCATACCAAGTGCCTCTCTTGCCTGTTCTTGTATGATGGATTGATTCAACCCCGAGCCGAGTGGCGGTCGGTCGCTTCGTGGACTCTGATCCTTCGGGGAGATTGGGACAGATGGAATCGCGTCATGTTGGTTAATCATTTAGCAACCTCCGCTAACTTCTTACCGAACACCCAATCACCGCGACGTTCAATTACCCAAAAGTTCTTTGGAGGTGGATCGGGGACGTGGACGCCTATGAAGAATGTAAGATCCAACATCAAAAGATATTGAATCTCGGAGTTGAAAGCAACCATCAACTCTGCCTTCTGTTCAGGTGTACAGATGGTTAATGCGCCCTGAAGGGTTAGATTAGGATTTGTCATGTGACACCTCCAAATACTCCCCAACTAGGACGAACTTCTTTCCCTCCATATCTTTGGTCAATTCGGCTTCATCGAGAAGCCACTTGATATTCCCGATGTAGTGCTGCGCATCCTTATGCCATCGGCCTTTGGGCATCGCACGGGGGAGATCTCGTCCCAAAGCGATCTTGCTCGGCACTCCCACGATTCGGTTCTGCTCGCACCATGAAGCGAACTGGTCGTAGAAGTCGCTGAACTTGATCTTGTACCCATGAGCCAAGACAGCTCGATCAGAGATGAACTCCTCCAAGGGCGAGCGGTTGGACTGTTCAAGGACTGACTTCTCCGTCGATTCAAGTGCTGGTACGTTGAGTCGGTCGTTTGATTCAGGAAGTTCTAGATTCAGAATCTCGGCGAGGAAGTCAGGCGCCTCCTTCTCCAGATTCAGGATCAACCGCTTCTTCGAAATCAGCTCTTCCAAAGCAAGAGGGGGTACGTTAATCGGGACAATACGAGTGTCACCCGGGAAGATGGGGCAATAGCTGGCGTGGTTCGCACAGTGAATCCAGTGCGTCGTGTTGGGTGCATGAAACGGAGCTTGGTACATGTGACGGATGTTGATGTAGGGCGACGTGACCCAGTCCTTGATTTTGTTATACGCATGTTGGCCACCTCCACGTGTCGCCTGAAGATTCACTTCTTCCAGAACAGCAATGATCGTGCCTTCTAACTCGCCATTGAAGTTCTGTTCAAGGGCATTTTCTGCCCGCTGATAGCCCTTGGTCAAGAGCAAAGACATCGCTTCATGGAAGGATGACTTGCCGGTGTTCTGTTCGGGCGAGTAGAAGAACAGGTACGGGAGTGGGTCCATCGGGAACTGGAAGAGCGAGGCCACCCAACACTTCAGGTAGTCCCCGCCTGTCTTGATTCCGTTAGCACGGCACCATGGATTCAGTGATACCGAGTGGTCAATACCGTGCCCGCAGTGGGTCAGAATCTTGAGCCATGTTGGATAGTGAAGTTTGTCCAACTCTTGCGTAGGCGTGAACCGAAGACGTGCGGCCTTCTGATTCCACTCACGCGAACCGGGGTACTCGGGCTGGAACGGCTTGTTGACGAGCTTCCATGCGCGCCAAATCAAGGAGCCAATAATGGTGTCGATCTCATTCGCCGAATACTTCTTCAGGGCGCGAAGGCCCGCTTTGACGTGGACTAGCGGCTCATTCCGCCAAGTGCCCTCAGCCTTGATGACCCAGCCGGCATCCTCGCTTGAAGCAGCAACAAGGTGGCGAATCGTTTCGTCACGATTGATGAGTTCAGGTTCGGCTTTCAGGTCTAGTTTGGGTTGGAAGATTCGGGACCATGGCTTCCCACCTTCGGCGAGCCACCCGGTCATCCCGTCACCCTTGTCAGCACTCTCCCGTGCAACTGTGACAATCAGGCGACCGTCCTTATGCGGGCGCAGCGTCATCTCACGACTCAGAAGCCCATCAGGGAGATTGATTTCGATTCCGAGGAGTCGAGCTGCCTTCGCAGCCTTCAGACCATTCGTGAAGACAAAGGCTCCCTTGTCGTTCTCGATCCCACTGTTGGCTCGGCAGGCTTCGGCGAGGTCCGGGTCTTTATTGAGGAAGCAACGTGTCCAACCAGCAGAATCATTGGACCACGACTCGTGTTCTGTTACGCCAGTCGTGTACCGACGGACGCCCCACGCGCCGTTGCGGAGAGGGAAGAGGAAACAGTTATGGTCAGTGCCAAGTTCGGAGCCGCTAGCGAGCGTCTCGAAAGTCCCGCGCAGAGCAAGAGCGGTATGCGCCTTCTTGAGAATCGCCGTATGCGTGATAAGCATGTGGTAGTCGCTATCCCACCACCACGCGCTTGCGAAATGCTCCGTTAAGTAGTCGATCAGTCTCTTGTGGTCTGAATCAAGCGGTATGTTTTCGCGCTGGCCGGACATCTCTTCAAAAAGAGACATCTCAGATTCCTGAATCACTTGAGGACGGTTCTTTGCCCTCTTCCCAGTTACAACCGTGAGATGGTCCCGCCAATTGGCTGGAACAGATTCCAGAATCACGCCCTGCTTAATTAGCTTGAAACCGTCCGTACCCTTACACTTGCGGTGCCACACCCACATGTTGCCGCCGCAGTTGTCCACCTTGGACTTGAAGTCAAAACCAGTGGTTGCTGCCAGCAGATTCAGAATCGAACGGCCGAGGGCAGCATGTTCAGTGTGATTCGCTGTAGCAATTCCCTTTAGATGCACGTAGAGGTGCAATCCACTGCCAGAGGAAGACTTTCTGACGGTCACCCAAGGAATTTTACAGGCAGCTTGCCGGACTGATTCCAAATCATCGTTCGACAGTTTCTTGGAGTGTCGCTCCGCGTGACCTACGATAGCGTCGAAGTCGAACGCGACCCAGAGGCTCTTGCGCTCCTGCCAGTTCCAGCCGGTCATGCCAATTGCCTCAGCATGTTCGGCGAGATCAAAATGAATGTCCGAATCAGTGTACTCGGGTTCAGAATTGGCGTTGTACGGAATCCGAAAGGCTTTCCAATGAGACTTCCCATCTGTGAAGGACTGAAACTTCTTTCCCTTGAACTCGCCGATCTCTCGCTCGCCGCTACCTTGCGCGACGTTCACCTGAACCTCCATTGCAGAGGAGTACAGATTCGCCAAGTCACCCTCAGCGACATTGGTGAGATACATTTTGATCGAGTCAGTTTTCAGCATTGGTGTCTCTGAATCTAGGAATCAAATCTCGCGGAGATTTGATTCTATGTCCTCTTAGAGTATCCGTATTGAATAACTGAAAATTCCGTTAAAAATTCCGGTAATTCTGTAATTTATTTGTGTCCTTATAAGGGGCCCCTCGCCCGAAAACAGTAAGCATATAACTGCTTTAGAATGAAGGATTTAACTGTTTTCGATAATAACTGTTTTCTAACAACTGCTGTATCTTTTCTCTTTCCTATTCTTTCCTTTACAGAAGTAGAAAACAGTAAGTAGTAATTCAGTTAAAGTATTCATTTTAAAAGACTTAGATTTTTGAAAAGAGTAATTCAGTTAGCTACAAATACTGGGCCAATTAAATTTATTTTTCACGGAATTTTTTAGTTCCTGCTAGGTTATTCCTTTACCGCATATCTCATAGTGAGAAATGCACCGCCAGAATCGAATCCAGTAGATTTGATTCGGCAGATTCATGAATCGTACTGGAGGAATCGTTATTATGGATACCCCAAAGGTAGCCACCGTCAAGCTCGAACAGATTCGGGCCAATCCCGTCGCACTTCGCGGCGTGAACAAACAGACTGAAGCCTATGAAGGTTTGGTTCAGTCGATGCGGAATCAGGGTTTCTTCGGCGCCATCACGGTGCGCGAACAGATTGACCCTGTGACCGGCCAGAAGTATTACGAAATCACCGACGGGTTGCACCGATTCTCCGCAGCCGGCGATGCCGGTCTGAAGGAAATCAACGTCAGCATTGTCACGCTGACGCAGGACCAGATGCTCGAAGCGCAGATGTTGATGAATCTGCACACCATCGAGACGAAGGCGTCGGAATACACTGCGCAGTTGAAGCGGATTCTGTCACGTGACCCGCTGATGACTGTCGCCCAACTCGCGAAGAAGGTCGGCAAGAATCCGACGTGGATCGAAGATCGGCTGTCCCTCAGCAAGATTTCGAATCCCAAGATCATGGCTCTGATCGACGAAGGCAAGATCAAACTGGGCAATGCTTACGCATTGGCTCGCCTGCCCGAAACCGAACAGACCACGTTCACTGACCGTGCGATGACCGAAGAACCGAAGACGTTCGTGCCCGCCGTGAATGAACGCCTGAAGAATCTGCGCGCCGCCGCGCTGTCCGGCAAAGATGCCGCGCCGCCGACGTTCTCGCCGAATCCGACTCTTCGCTCCCGCAAGGAACTGGTCGATGAAGTGATCGGCACGACCGCCGGCACCGCAGCGAAGGCTCTCATCGCCGCGTCGAAAGACCAGACCCCTGCCGCGATCTTCGCGCTGGCCGTGAAGTGGGCAATCCATTTGGATACCGCTTCCGTGAATCAGCAGAAGGCCGAATGGGATCAGCGCCAAGCTGCCGAAGCGAAAGCCAGGGCCGAACGCAAGGTCGAACAGGAAAAGAAAGCAACCGAGAAAGCCGCAGCAAAGGCAGCAGAAGCAGCCGGTGCGAAGGTGGACGCTCAGGCTGTCGCCAAGAAGTAGAATCACAGGACGCTGTGATTCGCCATGGAAAGCGGAAGCCACCCACAAGGAGGTTTCCGCTTTTCGTGCTAGGGCCATGGTGCAATAGTAGCATCCGGTTGCCGGGATGTAGGTATCGAATCCTACTGGCCCTATTTAAATCTCAAAAGGAAACAATCAATGAGTGAAGCTGAACCAGAAAATCAATTGGCTGAGATTCCAGCATCAACTGGAGCTTTGGCGAAGAATAGCGATGCGCTCTTTGAGCAGATGGCGTCGCCGGGGGACTTCTTCCCACGTCTGCAACTGATCACAAACAAAAGCAGATACTGCGACCAAGGTGACGGCACTGGTGTCAAGGTGAATCATTTCGGGCTTTTCCTTGGGAAAGAACCAGAAGACGTGGGTGATCGTCTCGACTGTGTCATACCTGCTGACGCGTGGCGCCCGAAGGCGCTGTACACAGGTGACGGCTCGGGTGATTCGGAGTTTGTCTGCTCCCATGATCCTGAATCAGAAGCGTTCAGGTCGATTAGGAAACGGTCGGAATTTCCAGATTCGAAATGCCAGTATGGTCCTGAATTCCTGATTTACCTGCCGGAAAAGAAGAAGTTCGTGACTTTCTTCTGCGGGAGCAAATCCCAGCGCCGCGAAGCCGACAAGTTTCGCGCATTGCAGGGCGGAGCCGTTACGCTTTCGCCCCGTCGCGCCGAGAAGGGCAAGTTCGTCTGGTACGTCACCGTCGCGCAGAAATGCACGCGGAAGTTGGAACTTCCGACGGCGACCGTCTGGAACGAATCCATGAACAAGTTCAGGAATCCTGCAACCGCCGAGACCAAAGAACGCAAGCCGGTTGAAGGCGCAGAAGGGGGACGTGTTCGTTGATTCCACTCTCAGTCTCCCGGCCCGATTGGGAGGCATTTACAAAGGGCTGCAAAACCTGTCTCGGCTATGATCCCATAGCCGAGATAGATGATGCGGGCCTTAGCAGGCAAGCAGGTGCTTTCCTTGCAACGCTCTCTCTGAGTGATGACCCGCTTGATAGCATCAAGAGCGGGCATCACTCGGCGGAGCATTTCTTTATTTCTTGCATGTCAGAAGCAACAGGTCTTTGTGTGATTCAGATTCTTGCAGCAACAAGGTTACAGTATCTCACAGTCGCCAAGACGATCAAACCATTCGGAATCTTCTCAGGTTCATTCAAGGCGTGGACGGAAGCAATTCTTCATTTCTGCCAGAAAGATTCGTACCCGGAGGCCCGAAAAGAGTTCACTGATGTGTATCAGGCATTTATGAAAGACAAAGGCTTCATGCAGGTTTTCTCAGGATATAATGAGGTTGAAACTAATGACGGAATCATTCTTCTCCGCAGAGGGCGCCATTCCTGAAGGCGAGTCACAACAAGATCTGATGGGCGGCAAGTGGTGGGTCAAAGCAACTTTTCGACGCGAGAAGGGCAGAATCTACATAAGCTGGGGCTTTAACAAGCAGATTCGGGAAGAGATCAAGCTCATGGAAGGCACCCATTGGTGCGGGGCTGACGATCCTACTATGAAGGCTTGGTGGTATGTCACTGACTCCGTGCGGAATCATTTCCAGTTTGCCTACCTGATGGGCAAGAATCCATACAGGCACTACGATCTCCCATTGGTTGAATTTGAGACGAAACGACCCGCTTATAACCATCAATTGGCGATGGCCAGCTTCATCATCACACGGCACTTTGGAGTGCTCGCCTGCGAGATGGGAACTGGCAAGACACTTGCGATGATCGAGGCGATGGAAGCCACGATTCCGGAGACCTCTGGGCACGAAGACATCGCATGGTATGTCGGCCCCAAAGCAGGTGTCAAAGCAGTCGCCCGCGAACTCATCAAATGGGATTCCCGAATCAGTCCCCGTATGCTGACCTACGAAGGTCTGGTCAAGGTGATGGCGCAGTGGCAACCTGGCAACCCTGCTCCGCGCTTCGTGACATTCGATGAATCTTCGCGAATCAAAACAGCAACAGCGCAGCGATCACAAGCGGCAAGAGCACTCGCTGACGCAGTGCGCAAGGAACACGGCCTCAATGGCTATGTTGTCCTTATGAGCGGAACGCCCGCACCCAAGTCACCGCTTGACTGGTGGAATCAATGTGAAGTCGCCTGCCCAGGATTCCTGCGGGAAGGTTCGGCGATCAAACTACAAAAACGTCTCGCCATTATGCAAGAAGGCACGTCACTCGCCGGTGTCGCCTACCATCGCCCGCTCGCATGGCTGGACGATGAACGCCGCTGTTTGAAATGCGGAAAGTTCGAGGACGATCAAGGCCACCAACAACAGATTCTGTCCTCCTTCTCCGGTCTGCAAGAGATCAACACGTCATACCATCCGTGGACACCTTCTGAGAATGAAGTGGCCAAGCTCTACAAGCGCCTTGAAGGGCTTGTACTGGTCCAGTTCAAGAAGGACTGTCTGGACCTCCCTGAGAAGACATACGAGATAATCGAGATTCAGCCGACATCAGAATTGCTGCAAGCTGCTGCCTCGATTCGCCGCCTCTCAAGAACGGCGATTCAAGCGCTCACGCTTCTGCGGGAACTGTCAGACGGATTCCAGTATCAGGAAACCGTGAGTGGCAAGGTGCAATGCCCTCACTGCTTCGGACGCAAACGTGTCACAGAGTATGAACCTGTTGAGCCGGTTGATTCGATGGCTCCACTCGACATCCATAAGGAAGACTTCAAGCAGGCCGAAATGGACTGCCCGTACTGTGGTGGCGAGGGTGAGGTCGCCAGCTATACACGAATCGCAGAGCGAGTTGGGAGTTTGAAAGATGGCGTGTTCACTGAAGAACTCGAAGCCCACGAGGATGTTGGCCGCTACATTGTCTGGGCGGGATTCTCGGAAACTATCGACCATCTGGTTCAGCTCGCCCACCAGAACGGCTGGGCCACACTTTGTGTTGACGGGCGCGGCTATCGTGGCGAGGGAGTGGACCGCCAACCGATTCCGGATGCAGATCTACTCTCTGCGATGGACCGAAGCGATAAGAATTACGAGGAATGGCGAATTAAGCACCCGAAGGTGTGTTTTGTCGGACACCCCAAGGCAGGCGGAATGGCTCTCACGCTGACGGCCTCACCGACGGAGCTGTTCTACAGTAACGACTTCTCAGGTGAAGGTAGGATGCAGGCTGAGGACCGTGCCCATCGGCCGGGTATGGACGCGAATCGTGGTCTCGTGATTAAGGACATATTTCTTCTTCCCTCTGACCGATTGGTCTACGAGAATCTGAAGAAGAAAAAGAAACTGCAACTGCTTACCATGACTGATTTGGAAGCTATCTTTGAAAGGAGCAACTAATGGAAACGACGTTAATCCCCGGCGTAGAAGTGGTGAAGACTAAGTCCGCAGACGGAACGACCATCACGGCCAATGCGATTCCCATTGCCAAGATCTTCATGGATATGGAGTTCAACTCCCGGCAGCAGGAGTTGAATCCGTCGAAGGTCTCTGGCTTGGCAGGTGACATCCGGGATAAGACGACCGAATCATTCGGTGGCCTTATCAGTCCGGTTGTCATCAGCGACATCCCTGAATCACGGAAGCAGTTCGCACCTCCCGGCGCAGAACACTGGCTGGTCTGCGGCTATCGTCGTACTATGGCCTTCCAAGTCTTGGAACGCGAGACCATCCCCGCAATCTATATCCCGCACCTCACGGAACTCGATGCCCGATTCATGAATCTGGCTGAGAATCTGATGCGAGAAGATTTGAACTTCGGACAGGAGTCGAAGGCCATTATTCCGCTCCTTGCCGAGACGAAGAACGAGGAAGAGATCGGCCGCAAGTTGGGTAAAAGTCGTGGCTGGGTACAGGTGCGCCGGATGTTCCTCGGTCTCCCGGAGGACATGCGCCGCAAGTTCCTCGAAGATGAAGGCCTCGTTTCCCAGCACCAGATTCGTGACCTTTCCAACGTGCTTGGAACCGCAGGCCCGGAGGCGGCACGGCGTGAGATGGCTCTGATGATTGACGCCAAACTTGGCGGGAAGACACCGCGCCGTGTCAATACCGAGCGGAAGAAATTGGGAAACAAGTCGATTCGCACCAAGGGCGAGATCGAACAGATGCAGACGCATATCCGAGAAGCAATCGGGAATGGGCATCTCACAGTCATCCTTGGGTGGACAATTGGTGTCGTCACGAACGCAGAGGTTGCGGCCGTGATTCTGCAAGAGGCGAACACGCTCGGCAAGTTCTACAACCCAAGCGCAATGGAGGTGTTAGACGGTGACAAATCAACAGAAGGCAAAGGCGACGTGGGCACCACCCAAAACGCTCCAGAAGGAGCAGGAGAATCTGTCGGAGAGGTGGGAACACCCTCTAATTGAGATCGAGGCAGCGATCTATGCGCAGGCAAAGATCACCGGATTCGCGAATCGGAAGCGTGAACTTCCAGAACTTCTCATGCTGGCAGTTTCGGAGCTTTCTGAGGCGCTCGAAGCTGATCGGGCAGGCGGTGGCCAGAGCGAAAAGATTCCGGAGTTCTCCAAGATCGAAGAGGAACTGGCTGATGCGGTAATCCGGATTCTGGATGCGAGTGCTTCACTCCGTCTCGGTGTCCCGAGGGCTATCATCGCGAAGATTCTCTATAACAAGCATCGTCCGAAACTTCACGGAAAGAGGTACTGAACATGACAGATTCACAACTGGAACAGATCAAAGACGCAGTCGTTGAGAAGATGAAGCATCCTCAACCGAATCTCTTCATCCCAACGAAGGGTACCGTTGATAAAAAGAAAGAGCGTGAACATCAGGAAATCGAACAACGCGTAGCGTTAAATCCCGACCTGTATATGAATCACCCGACTGGCCAACTGGACAAGGATGGTAAGCCAGTCATCATTCGAAAGGTGAAGACATGGCAACGGAAGCAGATGACTGGTCCGAGGACAGAAGCGGAATTGCAGGCAGGCCCGCCATACGGGGAGTAGTTCCACCATGGAATAAGTTTCGCTGTGCAAGATGTATTACTGGCACATCGTTGCAGAAGAGCAGGCAACTCTTCCTCGTCGGTCCCGGAGCGGTTAAGATTCCTGCTTTTTGGAGCAGGGTTATAAGGAATCCGAGATGATTCTCACTGAATCAGATGTCAAACGGTTCTGGAGGCAGTCGGCCTTTCTCCAAACAAGAAAGGATCTGGCGAGACAATTCGGGGTTTCAGTTGGAACAATTGCCCATATCCAAACCTTTCGGACGTGGACACATATTTAGGAGCCAGTTATGATCTTTCTAGATTCTGAAACATGTGGACTTCATGGAATGGCGGTCTTGCTCCAATTTGCCGAAAATGACCAAGAGATTCAGCTCTTCGATATCTGGAATCATCCGGCCCAACAGACGCTTGATCTGATTGAATACTTTGTGAACCATGAAGGTGGTCTTGTCATGTTCAATGCTGCCTTCGATTTCTTTCATCTTTGCAAACTTTACACTGTGTTTTCATTGCTCCCGGACAAGCAGTGGATTCCAATTGAACATATTGATGCGATTGCAAATCTGGAAGCAGCAGGACGTGATGGTCCCTGTCTGAAGCCACACTCAGTTGTGGACCTCATGTTGGTTGCTCGAAAAACTGCCTACCAATCCACGATGGAAAGAGATGATATCATCATTAAAAAGGTGCCAACAGCTCTTGCTTTTGAATTGGCGAAGGAACTGACCAGAGTAGTCCCCTTGAAGGGAATCTACTTCGCTCGAAAGCAGGACAAGAAACAGTGGCAAGTTGATGACATATTCAACGAATTTGAAGAACTTGTTCCGATGTTCAAAAATGTGGTTCTTAGATTTGCACCCTCTTCTGCGCTGAAAGCCTTGGCGGTCGATGCTTTAGGAATCGAGGAAGCAACCTACTTCTCGGATATTGGACTCCCTGCAAGCGCGATGCCAGAAGAACTTGGATACGCCCCATTCGCAACAGCCATCGGGCAGACCGATCAGTGGAATCTTTCTTGGCCTGACTACGGCCGGATCAAGATTCACAATGAATTTTGGGAGTTAAATCCAATGGCTCGCGAGTACGCTGAGAAAGATGTGGAATATACTAGAAAGTTATTTTGGTTCTTTAGTGCAAAGGCGAGGGGGAAGTCAGATGCCGAGGCGAGAATCATCGCTAATGATCCGACCCATCCTATTGCCCCAATGGGCATGGACGACAATGACTCCGTATTAGCCTGCGCCGTAGCGGCAGTTCGCTGGCGCGGGTACTCGATTGATCTCCCAAAAATGACAGCATTGCGAGATTCAGCCCTCGCACGGACCAAGACGAAACTCAACTTCGCATCTGCAGCAGTCTGCAAGATTTATTTGCAGCAGGTGATGACACCGCTTGAATCAGCAGTCTTGAAAGTGGATGGCCTGCTCTCGACCAAGGGTACGATTCTGGAAGAGGTCTCTCGCTGGAAGATCAACACCATCTGCACGGAGTGCAATGGCCTCAGCAGCGTGGACCAAGAGGGGAACGATGTCCCTTGTCCAAGCTGCGGGGGCACTGGATTGATTCCGACTGCCGAGCAACACCCAGCGGCACTGCGTGCACGAGAGATTCTTGACTTGCGACACGCGAAGAAGGAGGTGGAACTTTTTGAGAAGTTTCTACTCGCCGGAAGATTTCATGCCAGTTTCAAAGTGATTGGGGCTTTATCTGGGCGAATGGCTGGTGGGGACGGTCTAAATGCCCAAGGAATAAATCGGAGTAAAGAGATTCGGAGAGCATTCCCGCTGGCATGGGGGGACTTGCGGCTCAGTGGAGGGGACTTCAGCGGATTCGAAGTCTCAATAATGGATGCGGCATTTCGAGATCCTGTACTTCACCAGAAGTTAATCTCAAAGCATGTCTGTATGGACTGTAAAGGAACTGGAATAGATCCCAGGAAGGGCGGAATCTGTTCGGACTGCAAAGGGACCAAAGAAGTCCCATACAAGATCCACGCGCTGTTTGGTCAGCACTTCTTCCCCGGAAAAGACTACTGGGGGATCTTGGCAACGAAGGGCCAACCTAACGAACTTGATCTCTATGACCGCTCTAAGAAGGGTCTCTTTGCGATTGCCTACGGTGGTGAAGCCTACACACTCGTCAATCGCGTCGGGATTCCTGAAGAACAAGCGCAGAAGGGTTATGAGAGTTGGTGTCGTGAGCACAAGGTTTGGGCACAGGAACGTGAGAAAGTTCTCGCACAGTTTCGGGCTATCGAGCAGCCAGCCGGGATCAGAACCAGAGTAATATGGACCGATCCAAAAGAGTTCGTTGAGTCCATGTTTGGATTTCGGCGATATTTCACGCTAGAGCAACAGATTCAAAAGGCTCTTTTTCAGATGGCCGAGAAACCGCCCCCTCACTGGAACCAAATCCAGCTCAAGGTCGTTCGGCGAGACAGAGAACAGACTGTGACGGGTGCACTGAAAAGCGCATGTTACGGTGCGGCATTTGCGATTCAGGGCAATGTGATGCGGGCGGCGGGGAATCACGTGATTCAGGCGACTGGCGCGGAAGCCTGTAAGATGCTCCAGAGGAAACTTTGGGGTCTCCAACCGACTGGAATCTCGCGCTGGGTGGTCCAACCAGCCAATATCCATGACGAACTGATGGTTCCGATGCTTCCGGACTTGGTCCCTGCTGCAAATAAAATCGTGGCAGATTTCATCAGTGACCTTAAGACTAAAATTCCACTGGCAGCTATCGAGTGGGGAAACGATCTTAAGTCTTGGGCGGAGAAATAAATGGATGAACAACTCTTTGAATTGATGTTGAATGTTCGACAAGGTAGAACACTCAACGAAGAGGAGGCAAAACTCCTCATGAATCTCACAGTCTTTCTAGCTGAAAGGAGCAAGTACCGTGCAAGACTCATCACCCTTATGGAAGAAGCAACCCACAAGAAAGGATATAAGCTTCCAAAAGAACGCCGAACTGACCAAGATCAACAGTCTACTAGAGATTCGAACTCTCCTGTATGAAGAGTTTTTGACGATTAAGTCGTGTCTTCACCTTCTCGAAGCGATTAGTGCCTGTGTGCAATGGACTAATGCACACCAGAAAGAGCGCGAGGCGCTGATTATAGCAATCAAGAAAAGGGATCTTGAAACTGTCAAGAAATGGTTTTCGAAGCGTGAGCCGTCTATCCGTGATCTGCGGAAAGAGGCAAGGAATCATGGAGTTGCGAACTACTCCCGCCTGAGCAAGAATGAATTGCTCTGGGAGTTGAAGGAGATCAAGAAATGAAGGTGGAACAGGGAACGCTCGAAGCGGCCATCGACAAGTTGCTGGAGGAAATGGCATGGGCCTTTGAACTGGTCCACCGGAAGCTGGCTCAGCGGCCGAAGCGGCAGACAGCCAACAAGTTGATTGAGGCGAGAAAGTGGCTTCTCGACATTCATGACGGGCCATTCGAGAACTTCCGCAAACTGTATACTAGCCAGTGCCCGGAGCACTGGCAGCAGTTGGAACTTCATGGACTGGATGGAAATGACCTCCCGGAAGTGAGGAATCTGAGCGTCCTGAAGCGGGCCTTAACAGCAAGTCTCAAGAGGGGAATCTCAAGAGTTTTCATTCTTGAGACAATCAAACAGAATGGAGAGAAGGATGAATAACCTACCGAAGGAATCAGTGGACAAGCCGCGTATGCCGCTTGACAACCGGAAGAAGCCGACCGGCTTCCAGCAGATTCAAGGTTTTCTTAATGCCGTCGCGGGCCAGTTGCAAAATCTCCAGAAACAAGTTCTGGAGCTTCAGCAGGCTCAAGCATTTACCAGTTGCGCCATCGCAGCACTTATGAAGAAAGGAATGGTGACTAGTGACGAAATCCAAGCAGCCTACGAAAGCGCCAAGTCTGAAGCAGGTAAAGCAAATGCTGAACCAGATGGTGTTCAATCCTCGGGACGTGATGACACCGCTGGGAATCGCAGCGGAGGAGGGGAACCCGAAAGCGTACCGGACACATGCAATGATACTACTGCGGGAGTCCCGGCTTCCGTCCCTGTCAGCGGTGACACGCCGCCAGAAGGAGCAGCAAGTGATCCGGCTCCTAGTGCTGGCTCAGTGTGAAGAGTCGGAGATTCCGGAATCAAGCTTCAAGCGCGGAGTTCACGAGGTCGTCTCCGAGAGTAGAGGAGTTCTTTCGGTGGGGCCGAACCCCGATCTGAGCGAACCGTACAGTCGCCCGGTGCAGGGATGATTACCGATCCAGAGTTTCTCCTGCTTCCTCTAGTACGAATCCCGGTTTTAGAAGAACTGGGATTCGTATCCGGGAAGCGAGACTCAACATGGTATCACGCAGCAGATAATGGCAATCACATTGCGGTTATCTGCTGCGTCCATGTCAGGGAGGTTCAGTTCGGAATCAAGTTCGCGCTGACATACGATGAGTGTTTCGCTGATTCGGAACTCCTCAAAGCGTATATCCTGCACCTTTTCAAGATGCAGGAATCAACTCTCGGTCTCAACCCGTTGGAGTATATGAATGGACCCGCTCAGAGTGAAACGAACACGGAAGGATGGCCCGGAGGCTAAGATTCAGTACGAGGTCATTGCCTTTCTGCGGAATGAAGGTTGGTTCGTGAAGGAAACGCAGGGCAATATGTATATGAGTGGCTGGCCGGACATCTTCGCCTGTCATAGCACATATGGACTCCGTTGGATTGAGATCAAGCTGCCGAATATGGAAGGCTCCAGATTCACAGCCGCTCAGTTGGAGGACTTCCCCAAGTTCTGCGCGAACGGAGCCGGTGTGTGGATTATGACGGCAGCCACGCATCATGAGTACAGTGTCCTCTTCGGGCCTGCAAATTGGTTCTCCTTTATCAAACTGTAGAAAGGTCTGTATATGGCGAAACGAATCTCTCTGATGTGTGATCTGAGCAGCCTCTTCCGCACGGTGGGTTTCCAGCACCCGCGGCGGAAGCTGTCCTACAAGAAGCTGCTTGCCTTCTGTGCAGAGCTGGGAGAGGTGAAACTCCAGAAAGCCTATGGCCTGCAAGAGAATAAAGAAGCAAGCAAGTTCATAGCGGCTTTGCAGCACCTCGGATTCTCGACTCACTACAAGCGAATTGGGCCGAGCAAGCAGCATGTGTCATGGAATATCGCCATGACAATAACGGCGATTCATGAACTGCCAGAGTACGATACTCTGATTCTTGCCAGTGCCGAACACGATCTCTGGCGGCTTATTCGCTACATTCGCGAAGCGCATAACAAACAGGTGATCGTGATCGCCTGTAACATTCCAACGGCTGTCAAGAATGTCGCGACAAGCTGGTTCGAGGTCACTGAGTCGATGCTGGAGGAACCGAATGGACTTGCAAAAGGCACTCAACCGAATATTGATTCGTTTGACATATCAGATGGAGCTACGTTCTCTGAAGATCCAATCCCCGGATGCGCGAATCAAAGTGAGCAAGATCCCAAGCTTAAAATCGGACCTGACACCGGAGCCGGTTGAAACCGTCTCCGTGACTGAGGCGATCTTGATTGAGGGTTGTCTTGCCTCAAACGAGATTCGGCGGCTCATAATTGGTTTGGCTGATCTCGAAGAAGTGCTGCTCCCCGATGAATTGAACGAAGAGTATAGTGTCGGTATGACAACGTGCAAGGTCTGCAATTTTAGATTCCTTGCAACATTCCCAGTTGCTGCCGAACCACCACTCCTTTGCCCGGAATGCGGAAAAGTCACCTGTTTCAGATCAAAATAGGATAAAAGATGTGACCAAGTATCTCAGAGCACGAGCTGCCAAAACGTGAAACCGCTGTGCCAGGCGACACCATCAAGTTGCTGCTAACTTGGAATATCAAACGAGGAGTTCCGCTATGAAGGTCTTTATAGATATGGACGGGGTTCTTGTGAATCTGCCCGCGGCAGCATTCAAATTCCACCGTATTCTGGATATATACGCCCATCCCAAGAATCTCGGGAATTACTCGATGCACGAGACTTCTGGCCTCTCGCGTGAGGACTTCTGGTCACTGCCCTCACAAGTTTGGCAAGATGCTCCCAAGATGCCTGATGCTGATGCCATCGTGAATCTCTGCATTGCAAACTTCGGACCGGATAACGTCGCCTTCCTCTCGATGCCGGGAGGGAGGGACATCAGTGAATGTATCAAAGGCAAAATGCGCTGGATCGACCGCCACTATCCGGGTTTCAAGAAGAAATGTATCTTTACCGCCCATAAAGGTCTCTTGGCCCATCAAGGGGCTTTACTTCTTGATGACAGCGATGAGCAGGTCCAGTTCTTCCGGGACCGAGATGGTAATTGCATCTTGGTCCCTCAAGCCTGGAATCGTATGTTTTCTCTTAGGGACAAGAGTTACGAGTTTGTTGCTCAGGAGATTCAGCGGTATGTTAGTTAACGCTCACGTTCCGAATCTAACCGCGCCTTCAAGCAGAATGAGACTTTCAGGAGTCCTTACGATGACGACACTGGTCTTCAAACAGGCGGGACTCTGGTGCGCCTACTGTCTCGACTACAATCTAATGGCTGTGACACCAGTGATTCTGGAATCGATTGCTCTGTTGGAATCCATGGTCAAGATCCATGAAGGCGACTCGGTCCCAGTCGAACAGCAGTACTGGGATGCCTATGCTGCTATTGAGCTGAACCATTTCGAGCCGAAGAACAAGTTCATCAAATCGTGGAGGATTAAGAATGGCTAAGATTGAACTATCGAATGGGAAACCAGTCACGCCCGAGCACAAGGAGATCGACCCCGCGACAGGCCAACAGAAGGGCTATGTTGTCCTCACTGCCGAGGAACGTGCGAAGGGCTTCGTGCGTCCTGTGAGGCATAAGTACGTCCACATAGGTGTCAGGTCGAAATATCCGTTGCGCGATTTAACACCGGAAGAACAGGCTGATCCGTTGAGGGGCGGGCAGGGATGGGTGAAATACGAGGAGTACCCTGAATCTGAATCGCCGCTTGTGGGCAAGGGATGGACCAAGCAGGAACTGAGATCGGGCTGCGGAACAGTCACAGCGATGGCTGACGCACTCGCGGAGACATACGCCCGAGATCCGAAGTTCTATGGCATGACATTCTGCTGCAAGTGTAAGATGCATTTCGACGTGGGCCAGTTCATTTGGGACGACGGTTCATCTGAAGTAGTGGGGAGTTAAGAAATGGACCTGAATCAATTGGCAATTCTGCGGGAGGCATGGCTCAAGGATGCTGCCGAGCAAGGAGGCGACCCCTTCGCGCTCGACAGCTTCGCTAACTACGCGGTCGCGTGTACGGAGCTTCATGAATCAATCCTCAAACAGATTCCGCTCCAACTCGTAGAACTCAAGATGCAAAATGTGTCGGGTGGAGGCGTGCTCCTAACAACGTGTACGGGGAAGCCGATCCTACTGGTCATCGCTGGCGATGTCGTCATGGTCAAGACGAAGCTGGAGCAGAAGCCATTGCCCCCGAATCAGACATTCACGATTAGTCGAGGGTTCGAGGGTGAACTTGGAGGTCCGTCATAATTGGGGCAGGGTGCTATGTCGATGAGTTCAAATGCTTGATTCGAGAATCGGGCGGTGTCATCCTCATGGAGGAGCGTGCATGAAATTATACAGGCAGCGGGGAGAGAATTGTTTCCATATCGCAATGGCTTGTATCTTGGAGATTCCACCTCCGGAACTTATCAAGGTACTCGGCCATGATGGTAGGAAAATCCTATGGCCCAAGTACAAAGATACAAGGAGGTTCTGCGGCTTCCACCCGCAGGAAATGATTGACGCCGGCAAAAGACTCGGGCGGGCACTAACACTGATTGAGACCTCGCCGAGGTCAATACAGGATGACGACCTGCCGGAATACCGCGTGTTCCAAGATTCCCGCAGCGAGCAGGCAAGGCTCTTGAACTGGCTCCAGACTAGGCCAGCGGTTCTCTTTATCTCGTCGGATGTAGATCACGCAATCGGCTGGGACGGGTTTCAGGCATGGGATCAGGCAACTGGCCGCTGGGAAAGATTCGAGAATCTGACGCCATATGCAGCACTGGTGCTCTGTGGAAAGATTTGATTCCATGGAATCAAATCTAGAAATCTCGGACCCTTACTACTGTGGACGGTTCCCAAAAAATAATTTTGGAATTGTCAAATAACATCGCACATGCCAAACAATCCATTGTAGAATGAGTCCTCGGAGGGAATTCCCGGCGGGAGTCTAGAATTTTGCCTTTCCAGTAGATTTGATTCGGAGAAGGACATGGCGGCGAATCTCTTGGCCCATGAGACGAAGATGATTCTGGAATCGGCCTCCCGATTCATCCAGATGGCACCTTCCAAGCGCGACGACATCTTGTCGGTTGCGACGTTGCGCTATCTTGAGATTCGTGGCCAAGGTCATTTGCCTGCGACGATGGCTGCGGCGATTCAGAACGCAGTAAGGGACTATCTGTACGAGGATCACTTAGTGCCCTGTCCGCCGTCACACGAATCATTTCCGAGTGTGACGAGTCTGAGCGCGGGGAAGGAAGAGGCAGCGGTGAAAGAAGCACTGGAGTTGTTTGCTCGTCAAGATTCCGGTACGTTGCAAGAAATCTTCGAGCATTTGAATCTGTCTGTTCGGGAGAAGTCAGTCGCCCAGCGACTTGTGGAGGGTTACAAGGAATACGAAATAGCACAGTATTTGGAGTTGTCAGAGTCCGAAATATCAAGGGTCGTCTCGTCCATCAAGGACAAATACATCAGGAGAAAGAATCATGACTAACGTAATGGAAGCGGTGCATCCGGTCACAGGTCAGCCGCTGCACTCAAACAAACCGGCATGGACTGGTATTGGTTACAAGACCAATGCCAAGACCTCACGTGAGGCGCTGGACTTGGCGAATCTGGATTGGGATGTGAAGATGGGAAGGGCCGAGTTCGTTGCGGGTATGCCGCCATTAACCTATACCTATCCCGACAAGTTCGTGACCTACCGGACGCCCCGGAACACGCCGATTCCACTCGGCATGGTCGGCCCCAAGTACCGTGTTCTCCAGAATCGCGATGCCTTCGCACTCTGCGATGAACTGGTGGGTACCGGCGAAGCGACGTATGAATCAGCCGGGATGCTGGGGAATGGACGCCGGGTCTGGATGCTGGCGCGGTTGAAGGAGGACATGGTGATTCGAGCCGCAGGCGGGGAAGATATCAGCCGCCGCTTTCTGCTGTTCCTCAACAGTCACGACGGAAGCAGCGCGGTCGAGATCGTGCCGACCGACATGCGTGTGACATGCAGTAACATGCTGAACCGGATTCGGCGCGCAGGTGCGAAGCACAGCTACAAGGTGATGCACACTGCCGGCATGGGCGGGAAGCTGGACGAGATTCGGAGCATCTTCGCGGCCTTCCGCAAAGAAGACCTGATCTCTCAAGCAGCCGTGCAGCGCATGGCCGACACGTCGCTGACAGATCTGAAACTTGGCGAGATCGTCGACGAACTGTGGCATTTTGATCCAGACACCGAGAACGAAAAGGTGCGGGACGCGCATTATGACCGCTCCGAACGGATTCAACGCCTGTTCAGAGCCGGCCTCGGCTCCTCACTGGCGCAGGACACGCGGTGGGGCGGTCTGAATGCGATCACCGCCTATGTGGACCATGTTATGACCGAGACGGCCACACCTGAGAATCGCTTCAAAAGCGTACTGCTCGGGAAAGGTGCGATCATCAAACGCGCAGCGTTCTCCGCCCTGTACGTTCCGATTCAGGCCTAAAAGACTGAGGTCGATCTACTGGTCAGGTGCTCCCTCTCCCTCTCCCTCACCCGACCAGTAGATCCCTCCAAAGGATTCAACATGAGCAAGCGACAGTTCGTGCAACTAGCACACAAGTTCGAGCCAACCAAGAACCTGATCGGCGGCTATTTCGCCTCCGAGAAGCTGGACGGGATGCGCTGTCTATGGGATGGCGGAATCACTCGCGGGCTGCTCAAGACCACAGTGCCGTGGGCGAACACAGCGAAGGATGGCCGCTACTTGCAGGATCAGGTCTGCACTGGCCTGTGGTCGCGATACGGACATCCGATTCAGGCACCGGACAGTTGGCTCGACACGCTGCCTCAGATCATTCTTGATGGGGAGGTCTTCGACCGGCGGTCCCGGCAACGAATCATGTCTGTCGTCAAGCGGCAGACACCTATTGAGAGCGACTGGAAGGGTATCCAGTTGCACGTGTTTGACAGCCCGCCGCCGCATGTCCTCTTCGCCGATGGGGAGATACGGGAGACCAACTATAAGAAGTCGTTCTTCGGTGTCCGCTCGTGGGTGTCCGAGAAGCTGAACAAGCTCACTTGGATGTCTGGTGGCGATTGTCTCATGTTCAAGGATGTGTACAAGAAGCTGAAACTGATTCCGAAATCAGAGAACCTCGAAATCTTGGAGCAGGTGGAGCTTCCACAAGAGGAAGCGGCAGCTCGCTCTATGGTCGAGCAGATGGCTGATCGAATCTGCGGCGACGGTGGTGAAGGTGTAATGCTTCGAGCACCGTGCAGCGCGTACTACACAGAACGTGCCCACACGTTGCTCAAGTACAAGCCCTTGCACGATATGGAGGGTGAGATCACCGGCTACACGACGGGGCGGGAGACGGACCTAGGGTCGAAGCTCCTCGGCAAGATCGGTGCCTTGATTCTGCAGCTTGACAATGGACAGAGACTGGAACTGTCCGGTCTCACGGATGAAGAACGTCGATTGTGCTCCGGCGGCGAGCAATGGGCATTGGTGAATCCGGAGTGCGAGTTGCCTGCGGAGTTCGAGTCAATCAACTTCGTTCGCGGTGAACGAGTGACATTCAAGTACCGTGCATTTACAGATGCGGGAATCCCGCAGGAAGCACGCTATTGGAGGAAAGAGGACAACGGGCCTTGAACCCAAGAAATTCGGCCGAGTCCGGAGATTCCAAACTTGGATACGCCGATGAAGCCGCAGGACTACGATCCGCCAATGGTTTGGTGGGGTCTTTCAGATGATTAACCGGGTGTGCCTCTGCCGCAAGGTAAGCATACTTCATCCGGTGCTGTGCGGTTGGGAGCAGGGGTTCTTGCCTGCGCCGTAAAAGATGACCGTAAGGGAGTCTTTCCGCACTTGAATTTCTGGATTCGGTACGCAAACAGGCAAAGCGATCCGCCAATGGTTTGGTGGGGTCTTTCAGATGATTAACCGGGTGAGCCTCTGCCGCAAGGTAAGCATACTTCATCCGGTGCAATGCGGTTGGGAGCAGGGGGGGGGTTCTTGCCTGCGCCGTAAAAGATGACCGTAAGGGAGTCTTTCCGCAGTTGAATTTCTGGATTCGGTACGCAAACAGGCAAAGCGATCCGTAAGGATGATTTTGCAGGTTCGAGACCTGTCCGAATCCAGAGGAGTACGCGTAGCCCAATGTAAGGAGGCACCTCGATAAAAAGAGGAAAAAGTGTGGGTATGCAATCCCATCGCGTATAAGTGGGAGGGAACTTGTTAGTTGAGAATCAGAGACTGAGGTAGCCGACAGGGTTGCTCCCTGATTCTCGGCAGAATGGTCCATGACTCAACTATACGGGGCGTACGGCTTGTAGCAGCAAGAGTATGTGCGTCCCTCCCATTGAATTTACGGTGGTCGTGGAGCAGATTCTGCATGTAGGGCTTCTCTTAATATCGCAGCGGGCAGACTAGCCGGCTGCCCGTTGAGAGAGGTTGAATCTGCTCCCGGCCGATTACTTTCTATTCCTGAATCTGTGATTCGGGAATCCGTCCTGAGATCGGTTATCTCAAGTATAAAGGTCGAAGCCATGGCTACTGTCAAAACGCCAGAAGATTATTTGGACGAGAACGTGCTGACTTGCGACAGGCAACGGGCTGTCGAGGAGCATATCAACGAACTCCGAAATGATCGAATCTGCAAGCGACGTGAAACCGCAGGCGGGCCAATCCGGGAGTGGATTCAGTCCGACATGCCACTCTTGGTGGGTGTGTGGGTCCGTCTGACGGATAGGCTAGGTAATGACCAGATCGGAAGGGTGCAGGCCGTGGGGACGCAAGAAGGTAAGAATCTGGGTTACTACCGGATTCTGCTCCCCGATGTTGAGACCGAGACGCCGGATGGTCGGAAAGAGCCGACCTATGCCAAGGTGCAGTCCAAGGATGTGGTCATCCTTGGGGCAAATTACTTCCTTGGAACGATCCAGAAGATTCCGGGCCTCCCCGTCATTGGAAAGGTGGCGTAATGCAGATCCAAGAGTTACTAGCACGTCTCGGTCCCCGGCGGCACATTCGTGTCTCCGGGGATCTTGAACGGTTCTACGTGATGAATCAGTTCAAGATCGAGATTGATGTCACATCACTCATAAAGCCCCTGCTCGCCGGTCGGTGCACGCCACCAGAGGTTGCAGACCAGTTGACCAAGATTCTTGGGTGTTGGATCACGGCCAGTTACTCTGACCTGATCATTCACCCGGAGTCAAGGTCCGGGTGGACGGCCGACGGGCTGGTGTGCAAGGCAGCACTCTTTCATATCGGAACCTACGAGGATGACCTATGACTATTGAGAATCCAATTCTCCTCGCATGGGAGAGCGTGAACGAAGCGATGGTGATTCTTTCAGCGAGTGAGCGGCTGAAAGAGTCCCCATCTAAGTGGTATGCTTGGCACCGTGACACGCGAATCCTGTCTGGTGCTGCTGCAAACTATCTCCTGACCGTTCATCCTATTTTGCGGGAGATCGAACGGCTCGTGGAGGCGGGGCTTCCGATTCCGGAACCGCTTGTGACACAGTTAGTCAAGGGTAGGGAGGTGTATGATGGCGGTGAAGTGGAATCGGGAAGTGGCCCGGAAGTTGACGATTTCTCTGCGGAAAGAAATAGCGCGAATCCGTATGCGGAACACGGTCCTCACGCAGGAGAACAAGGAACTCTCCCTTTCCAACCAAGAGCTAACGGAGTCAAATCTAAAGAAGGACCAAGCGTACCAAAGGCTTAAGGCCGCTCTCTGCGTGGCGCAGGGTGCACTGAGGGAGATTCAATGTGACGAATAAAGCCACTTCTGGCAATAGTCGCAAGGCGCTCATCTTCTTAATCGAAGATGACGATGTGCTGACCAAGGGGCAGAAGCTGACTGGACGGCACCTTCTCAACACGCTTCCGCTGAGGAATCTTCCGTCTTTCGTCAGCGTGGATGCGATGGTCGAAGGGTTCAGACTCATTTGGGTGGGGGTGACAATCAAGATTCAGGGTGATGGAAAGTACACTTTCAAGCACCTGACACCTGAAGGGATGTTAGTGTGCAGCGGCGGGCCTCAAGAAGGTCGGTTGCCCACGGCGTGGCGAAAAGCAATTGCCCAGTGTTGTGAAGGGAGAGAATCATGAACTTCGACTTCAGCGCCTGTGATCGCTGCAAAACCTGTGGGCAGCCACCCAACAAATACGTTCTCAAAGAGGGGATCGAGGAGGTCAAAATCTTCTGTTGTTGTCTAGAGCCACTTGTCCTTCCCAAGCTCTCCACTGCCGTGGAGATAACCCCATGCTAACCAAGAAAGAGTTCTTCCTCTGGATGAAGGAGTGCCGCAGCCGACCGGGGGTGCAGCTCTGTGAGATTCACGATCACAGGTATGCTGTCAGGCTGGAGTACAACGAGCCGTCTCTCCTTTTCTACAATAAGAAAGGGTACATTTGCTCCCTTTCCATTGGGGCAAAGCACACGACGATTATGGCCTCTTCAACGCAGGTGCTTTGGGCACAGATCAAGGCTTGGTTCACGGAGAGTCCACCGACCAAAGTTCATGGATTCCAGAAGGCATACAAACGTGTCAGGAAGCAACGTAGGGGACGATGCCTTGGTAGAGGCGAGTGAGTCACACTTCTCCGAGGCCGATGACTCGTTGGATGACGACATATTCAAACAAGTGGGGCCATAGTTAAATGAGTCTTTATTGGGGGTATGGCGTAGGGGTAACGTGGCTGACTTGCACTCAGCAGTCCCCGGTTCGAATCCGGGTACCTCCAATTTAAAGGCAAAAGTTCCGAGTCACCCAAATGCTGACCAAGAGGTTCTATATGAAGATTCGAGACTTCCCATCCAATATGCTCCCTTTGTTTGAGGAACTCCTCGAACACTGTGAGGTGTTCGATTCGGAGTTCGACTTCACAGTCAAGGTGTGCGATATAACGAATCTTCCACTCGCGCCATTAGAGAGCGAGCGGGCGGCAGTGAGAATCGCGCGGCACAGTTCAGAGGACAGTCCATACCAAACACAGATCGACACCGGTCGTGGGCTGGCTTATGTGCGAGAACTGGTAGAACATATAGCGGAGTGTCCGCCGATTCTTCTCTTCGGAACTATCTGGATTGACGGAGTGCACAGGGTTGCTGCCGCAAGAATCGCTGGACTAAAGGAACTTCCAGCCATTGATCTTCAGGAGTATTTCGACAAGTATCCCTGCACCTATGACGGGTATATTGACCATTGGAATCTCGATCAGCACTGGCCGGAGTTCGAGCATTTCCCGTTGGAGGTAGAACCGGGAATCTTTGTCGTTGCGAAAGGTCCAAAGAGGCTTCGAATAGACGGTTGGATGACCAAGAATGCTTTTGAATGTGCCTATAAGTGCATCGCCTTGAGCACAGAGGGCTGGCAGGCCGAGCACTACGATCAGGAGGACATAGATGAATAAGATGTATGACACAGTTCTCTGCAAGCCAGTATGGTGTTGCAAGATTCAAGAGGGTTGGCTCGGCGGTGTATTGCCGGATCTCTCCGGGACGCAGTTCTTCACGGAGAGTGAGTTTTCGTCACGTTTCATACCATTCACAGGAGCGACGTGGTGCTGGTATCAGCTTGAGACCAATGGCCTTGTGATTCTCATGGTCCTGATACTTGCACGCTGTCTCATGGAGGGAAACCGATGAAGGGCTATAAAATCACCGCGGCAGCGGAGCACCTCTCTCTGGGTTCAGGAGTCAAGCATGATCGCCTATAAGGTCTGTTCAACAGACGCGCAGAAAAGACTGCGGTCACATTTCTATCCGCCTATGAGTCCCCTCAACATTGTCTATGAGATCGGGAAGACAGTCCTCGCCCCGACAGAGGCAAATCCATTCTTCTGTTTTGTGACTCTTGAAATGGCAAAGAAGTTTTGCGAGTTTTTCATAGTTCCGAGAAGAATCATCCGTGTCGAGGCTGAACACGTCCTGCGAGGCGCCGTTGTAGTCGGCGTTCAGCGGGATGCCGCGCTCCTGCGCGGCCTCGGCGATCGAAACGTGGATCGCATCCGGGT